GCGGCATAAAATTTGTAAAAATAAAAGACAAATATGTTTTTACAAATGAAACAAGGTTTGATTCTAGTAATGTTATTATTGGCACTTTAGAAGATTCAAAAAAAGCATATAAAAAAGACAAAGAAACAATCGAACGAAGTGTAAGATTAGCAATTGGTAAAATGAACGATAATACCATTCTAAGCTTCGATGAATCTACAAAGATTTTACGAGAACTTAAAAATATAAGCTTGTATATTACAAAAGTACAGCCTAAAAAGAAGTCAGAAGATTCGTATGTGGCTGCAAGGAATGCTATTCGCAAAACTGTCGAAGAATTGGAAAATGCAATAGTTAATAGTACATTTGACTAATTCCTTTAGTCTCTTTCGTTGTTTCTATATGCTGACATGTCTTTGGTATGTTTGGGCAAACTATCTCTGAATTTTACTTGAGCATAATCATGATACTTTTTCTTTAATTCATTGTAGTTTCTGGCAGACCTGTATAGTTGTCTAAAATGATTGAATATACATGTTGTCATGTAATTAAAAGCTTTTCCTTTTTCACTATCAAATCGTCCTACTTTTTCAAAGCAAATCATAACGCCTTCTTGAACAGCATCATCAGGGTCAATAAGCTTGAATTTAGTGTAACGAATTAAATTTTCTGATAAAGTGTAAAAGCTAGTTGCCAACTTGTTTTTAGATGTGAAAAAGTCCATTTCTGATTCATTGCACTTTCTCTGCATTTCTTTTAAATGATCTTTGTCTTCTTGCGTGTACACTTTCCTAATAGATTTTCTTTTTTTTGTTCCTTCTAAATCTTCTACAATTAATTTAAATTTATCTTTATCCTTTTTAGAACTTTGATATTGGTTTATCGTTTCTTCTAATTGCTTATTGTTTAAGTACTCATTAGCTTTTGCCATATAGGGATTTTCTCCAAAAAAGAGCTTTGTTTTATTCTTTTCATTCTTTCTCTCTTTCTAACTATACTAGCAAGCACAGTTTATGAATATAGTGTAGTTATATGGATAAAATAATACAAAATTTTATGTTTTTATTGGAAAATCCTTGGGGTAAAAAGCCTTATAAGATATTAGCTGATTATTATAAAGAACAAGGTAAAGAAAAAGAAGCCGAAGCTTTCGAACATCTAATTAATGAAAAATTTAACAATTTGCATCCTGATAACAAAGTTTGAACCTTTTTTAGAAAAGTGTTTGGAATCTTTGTCGATACTAAATGCACCTATTTTAATAGGTGCATCAATATACGATCAACAAGATGTGTTTAAAAAATATCAATGCAAAGTAGAACATATTGACAATTCTGAATCAATTAGTGACATGAAAAACGAATTGAACTTGTTGGCTAAAACAGATTTCGTTTTCAGTGTTAATCCTTGGGAGTCAATAGTTTATGGGCATGATAACATAAAAGAACAAGTGTCTAATGTGCAAATAATTTCAAATAATGTATTGACAAAAGAAATAAGAATTTTTACAAAAAAAGAAAAGTTTATAAACCCTATTTTCGAAACAATAGATCATTCTTCCAAAATAGTATTAGATGTCGTACTCTCATCTCAAAATAAAATAAATTGGGATGATGACATTGAAAAAATAAATAAATGGGAGTTGAAAGAAAGTCATAATGCTGATGTTTTGTATTATAAATCTTGCATACTTTTAGGTCAAAAAAAATATAAAGAATATATCAACGTGGCTGAACATTTTCTATTTAGAAGAAAAAAAGGCATGGCTTCTGTCATGACTACTTATTATTCTGCAATGATATATTTATATTTTTTAAACAAACCTCAAGAAAGTATTAATAAAACTCTGTCCAGTCTGTCAGCCAACCCGTTAATGGCTGAATTTTGGTGTGTTTTAGGTGATACATATTACTATACTAAAAATTACGGTAAATCAGTTGTCTTTTATGAAAACGCTTTGATAATGGGACAAAGAAGAACCATTGATCTTTGGCCTTTAGAAATAGACAAATATGAAAAATATCCAAATAAAATGATAGAAAATTGCAGGTCTATAATGGAAAAAATAGATTTCTATAGTTGATATCTAAAAACCACTTCTGATCTTGTGGGTTTTTTCATAAAATCATTCTTTAATGAACTATTTTCAGTGAAATTCCAATAAGAATGGTAGTCAGCGAATTTTATTCTCATTGGAATTTTGCGTGAAAGATACTTCTCATTAAGCGTTTTTGATCTGTTAATGCTTGGAACCATGCTTCATGAATCCCATCTAAACAAGTTGTTCTAGTATGCTTTTCTGCTATTTTCTTTTCTTCTTCTGAACAATTAAAAGAATCTAGTTTTGGTTTTTTGTAATTGGTTTTTATGTTCATAATTGAAAGTCCATTACCATTGTAGCATAATTAGATTATTGGTAAAGGTTCAACATTTCACATAACAAATATTTTGTTAACAAATCCAGAAAACGCATTTAAAATGTTCATTTCGTATTTTTCAGCCATATTTGAAACATAATATTTAATGTCTTCGAAATCTTCACCAGATATATTTTTCTTTGCGTAATCGTGGGCTGGATTACCCCAAGCAAATCTTGCTTGTCTGATAAAAGAAGCTGGTGGAGGGTTGAACTCAACTTTCCCTGTTATAATCCATTGAGCGATCATTTCATGAGCGAATTCATAAAAGTTTCTTATTTCTTTTTTACGTGCTGATCTAAACGACCCTATTTCTTGTGCAAGGGCTTTCATGTCTTTATTGTACTTGTTTCTCAAGGGATAGTCGTGATTTCTAGAATTGTCTTCAATTCCATATATGTCTTTTAACAACAACGAAAAATCTTTTTTCAATTCTCTTGTAATGTATTCTTCGAATATTCGATTTTGTCTTACAGCATGACTTATTCTATGCGCTATTATCCAAGGGGTCATTGGCATGTGCGGGGTTGCTTTATTTTGAGTAAATATAATTGTAATATGATCTTCTTTGGGAGTTAAATCTAAATCTAAATTTTCCTTAACCCATTCTTTACTTCTTTCACCTAATTCTACATGTTGCATTGCTTTGAAACTTTTGACAAAATATAGATCAAAATCATATTTGGAATTAGACCAAGACTTTTTCAATTTTTCTTTTATATTTGGTTGCGTAAGAATTCCTATATCGCTTTTTTTATAACCATATTTGGGGTCTTTATCTCCCCATTTACCTATGAACTGCGTATCAGATAAAGGGACTTCGTTTAATAACCATTGTTTAAAACTCATATTTTATATATGGTTTATTTTTTATTGTTTAATGAAAAACTTGCATCAAAACGTTTGCTAGTGAAATTTAAAACAGTTGTCTGATTAGAGCTATCTGGTATAATATACCACTGTCGAACAATTAAAATCATTACAGAGAATTGACACATGAAGAAACGCAAATTATTTTCTATTTTAAATGAAACAACCCTGCCAAAATGCAAACTTCTATCCTATTGTTTCGGCGGTTCTTGGATATATCGAGGGTTGACGACCGTTCCATAAAAATTTAACAAAATTTACAAATTTTTACAAAAAATGAAGGTATTTTTGTTAACATGCTGAATATATAAGGAGCATGATAATTATGACTTTTCCAAAACATCGTTTAAAAGTGGTCAAGGTCACAAAAACCGATTTCGAACTAAGTGACGGATCGGCGTATCAGCATAACGAACCCCTTGAGAAAGTGCCAACTATTGAGGAGTTCCAGAAAATATACGACCAATGGTGGGAAATATTTAAACAAATGGGATTAGGAGATAATGAGTGAACGGCTGTTAAATATACAAAAAGCGTCTGAAATGCTTGGTGTGAGTCAAAATACCCTTCGTTATTGGGATGAATCAGGAAAGTTTGAAGCTGTTAAAACCGCTGGCGGTCATCGTCGATATCGTCTTAGAGATATCGAAGACCTTCAAGGAATTAAACATGATGATGCTCCTGTAAAAGATAAAATTTGTCTATATTGTAGAGTTTCATCATCAGACCAAAAGAAAAAAGGTGATTTAGATAGACAAAAATCACGAGTATTGGATTTTTGTCTCAAGAAAAAGTACAATGTAGTTCATTCTTTATCAGAAGTTGGTTCTGGAATGAACGATAAACGCTCTAAATTGAGAAAATTATTTACTTTAGTTGAAACTAAACAAATAACCAAAGTTATAGTTGAGCATAAAGACAGATTGGCGAGGTTCAATTTTGGCGTTTATGAATCGTATTTTAACTCTCATGGCGTTGTAATTGAGCATATGGGCGATAAAAGATCAAAGACGTATGAGCAAGAGTTAGTTGATGATATGATTTCTTTGATGTCATCGTTTTCAGCTAAAATCTATGGGAAACGTTCCGCAGAAAATCGTCGTCAAAGAAAGTTAGAAAAAGAAAAACAGACAGCAGGATAATAGTATGCAACCAGATTACACACATTCTGAGTATAAGTCTAAAGCTCGTGCTGAAAATATTAAAGCATACAAGAGTATTGTAGGTGACAAGATACCGCCAGATCGATCTTATTGGTGTCTGTGTAATGAGCAGCCTGTAGATGATGGGTCAGAAATATGCCAACTTATTCAAAGCGGTTTGATTAAGAAAAGTCAGTTTCATGGTGTTGATCGTGATGAAGATATAATTGTAAAAAATAGAGTATGGCACTCAGAGGCTAGTTGGTATGCAGGCGAGTGGGTTGATGTTATTGAAAGTGTAAGTTTTAAACCTTCTTTCGTTTATTTAGATTCAACAAGTTTTGCAGATAATAGAATCATTATGAATATGGTTGTACCAACAATGATGATGTGTCCTGTTGGAACAGTTTTGTTTGTCAATGCATTGCTTAATGATCCTAGAAGTAGCAAAAAGTTTTTAGAAGACAAGATTATTAAAAATATGCCTAAAAAACTTCCACCATTTGAATTTGACAAATGGGATTATGAAATACCAAATTATGACTATAGTGCTACTGGAAAAACATTTCTTAGAACATATATCTTTCATAAGAGAGGCTAGTTGATGGCGAAGTACGATACATTTATTGGTGCATTAGGAAGCAAAGGTTCAAATCCAGAATATAACAAACCTTGCTATATGGATGGGCCAAAGAAAGAATATAAAGAATTAAGGAATAATCAACCTGATGTTTATAATAGACTTAAAAGCAGCAAGCAAACTCTTTTGGTCGCTCCTTGTGGTTGGGGGAAATCAACACTTCAAGTTTCATTGGCTATTCATGAAGTTGTAGAAAATAATTATACACAAAAACAATTATTTATTGTGCCTCAATCCCATATTGGTAAAGGTTTTATTGGTGACAATATGGGAGATTATATCCAAATTATGGTTGACGGAGCTAAGTATAATTGGACTATACAAACTCATCATAATTTCTGCGATGAAAAAAGCCAACATATACTAAACAATTTAAGAAAATGGCTTCTTAATAGTGCAGAAAAATTGTCGCAATCATACGGGAATGAAATAATAACAGGATTAAATGCAGTTTGTTCACATCAAGCATTAAGTATTGTATGGAATGCTTTTACAGACGCAGAGAAGAAATTAGCAATTAAAAATTTATCTTTGAGAGTCGATGAAGCTCATCACGTTAAAGGCGTATTTGATGTAGAGGATGATAGTTTATCTGATATTCAAAAAATAGTTTTAGAGGAAGAGGCTAATAATTTAGGACAAATTTGTAAATATATACTTGATAGCAAATCTCGTACTGTTAGGTTGCATTTTACTACTGCGACTCCATACAGGGGAGACAGAGGCATTATATTAACGAAGAAAATATTAAAAAAATTCAAAGTATATAGCGTTGATTGGTGCGATCACTGGAAGACTTTAGGCATAAAAGACTTCGAAATGAGGTTTGAAGCATATGATACAGACCCAATCAAGCAAATAATATCTAATATTAAAGCTGAGCCAAAAGAAAAGCATTTTATATTTGTTCCTTCTACTGGAAATAAATGGCGAGACGACAATGAAGTAAAAGAATTGTTTTTGCAATTACGGGAATCTTTCCCTAAATTAAACATTCTTGATCTAGTAACACAAAGTACGCAAAATCAAAATAAGAAATTATTACTGAATGAGCCAAAACATCCTAAAGAAATTGATTCTGACTCTGAAACTGGAGAGATAAATAAGTCTAAATTCGATATTGTAGTGTCATGTATGTTAGGACGAGAAGGAACAGACTGGTGTCCTTGTTCTAGAATACATAATGCTTCTATTGAGGGTAGCATTACGCTTGCCGTACAGACTCTAGGACGAGCTTTCAGGCGTTTTGTAATAGAAGAGGATGGACAGATCGTTGGCGGCAAAACTTCGGTAAAAGTTGTTTATTATGTTAAGAAATTTGTTTCTCCAAGTAAGGATGTGACTGAGAGAGAATTCTTATCTGATAGAACAAATGCATTGTTGCTATCTATGCAATTGAATGAGATGTTTAGTCCTATCTTCTTGCCAATTATTCCAGACCCATCTTCCGAAAAAGAGGGGGAATCTTATAGCCTTTCCAAAATATCTTTAGCAGAAGTTTTTGGGGATAATTATCAAAGTTTAAAAAAGGAATTATCTATGATTCTTTTAAAGACGCAAAATCTCACTAAAGAAAAATTAAAAAATATTATTGAATTTATATTGCCCAAGTATGGCGTTACTAATAGTAATCCAAAATATATTGAAATTGTTATGGCTGTAAAGACTTTGATATTTCGGATTATGTCTAAAGAACTTCGTGAGTTAGACATTAACGCTAATTTTTTGCGAGAAATGGGATTTGATAAAATACTTGAGCATTGCAATATGTGGTCTGGTGTGTATTCTCAAAAAGATTGGGAAACAATTCGTGATCTTTATGTCAGCAGCGAAGAAATGGCTGTAAAACGATGCCATGAGGTATGTGATTTTATAGACGCAAATGACAGGTTGCCTAGTTATCTTAAAGGCAAAGAAGAAAAATCATTATATGATTGGATTAGCAAAATAAAATCAGCTAAAGGAGGTGGGGGATGGGGTATATTTTATTCTATTTTAGATAAGATAGCTAATGATAGAGGATACCCCAATTTATTCAATTCAGTTGACAATGAAGAAGTGGCTGTTAAAAGATGTCATGAACTTTGTGATTTTATGGACGTAAATGACAGGACACCAAGCGTAAATAGTGAAAATAATCATGAAAAAAGTTTGGCATATTGGGTTATTGATAGAAAAAAAGATAAAAGAGGCCAAGGTAAAAATATTTGGAGTTTTGCACACGATAAAATATGTGAAGGTCGTGGTCATTTTGGTGTATTTGATAAGAAAGAAGAGCTATCTATTCAAAAATGTCATGAATTATGTAGTTTTATAGATAAAAATGGCAGAATGCCTTTAGGTACAAGCCCAGACAAAAAAGAGAAAAAACTAGCTAGTTTTTTATATAATGCCAAAATGAGAAAACAGAATCAATTAAAGCTTGGTAGAAGTTTTGGATTAGATAAAATAGCTTGCCAAGACAACCATCCAAATTTGTTTAATTTAATTGACAAAGACGAAATAGATATAGATAAGTGCAGAGAGATATGTGAATATATAAAAACTTATGAAAAAGTTCCACAACAAAATGGTAGTGGAATGAAAGAGAGATCGTTAGCAAAATACATTTTAGATTTTAGGCAATGTAAACAAGGATTAAAACAAGATAAAAAGTGGAATTCTTTATTAGATGAAATGGTTAAAGATATTGGGAGTCCAGATGTGTTTAATGATTATAAAGACAGGACTAAACAAAGACATATTGAATTATGTTATGAAGCGTGCAGTTTTGTTAATAAGCATAAAAAAACTCCAAAACAAAATAGTAAAGATGAATTAGAAAAAACTTTAGGAATTTTTATTGCTCACATGAAAAGTAGAAAAGAAAAATATATATGGGATAATGATTTATGTGACATTATTAAAGAACAAGGTTGTGAAAATTTATTTGATCGATTCGATAAAAAACAACGATACACAAATAGGCTTAATGAATTGTGTAGTTTTGTAGATAAGAACAGAAGAAAACCAAATGCAAGAAGTGAGGATAAAAAAGAAAGATCATTGGGTTGTTTTGTACAAAATAACCCTTCTTTACAAAGGAGATTAACATGGCAACTAGAGAAGCAGCATTAAAGGCGTGGGATACTCGCAGAGCCAATCAAAGAAGCGAGTCAGCACATAAAGCATGGAAAACCAGACGACGAAAGGCGGCTGCTAAGAAAGCGTGGGAAACACGCAGAGGAAATTAAATGAAAGTGATTCGGGGTTATAAAACTGAATTAAAAGTTTCCAACAAACAACGTTCTGCATTACTGCAACACGCAGGGACAGCACGCTATGTCTGGAATTGGGCACTAAGCCGTATCGAAAGCAAAGTCTCTAAACCAAACGCTATCCAACTTCATAAAGAGTGGAACGTCTGGAAAAGAGATAATGCTATCTGGTATAAAGATGTATCAAAATGTAGCCCTCAAGAGTCACTTAGAAATTTAGAAAATGCCTTTAAGAACTTTTTTAGAAAGTGTAAAGACAAGAAAAAAGGCAAGTTCAAAGGAAAAGTTGGATATCCAAGACGAAAGAATAAACATAAAAGCATTGGCTCAAGTAGATTTACTGGAACAATAAAAGTCACAGAAAATACTATTCAACTTCCAAGACTAGGAAAGCTAAGACTCAAGGAAAACGGATATTTTCCAAATGATGCGAAAATACTGTCTTCGACAGTTAGCGAAAAAGCAGGAAAATGGTTTGTGTCTATCCAAGTTGAAGAAGAAATCAAAGAACCGAAAACTAAGAAGAAAAATGTAGTTGGAATTGATTTGGGTATAAAGACATTAGCTGTTTGTAGTGATGGAAAAGAATATCAGAACCCTAAAGCATTAAGAACTAGATTGAAAAAGTTGAAGATGCTACAACGTTCAATGAGTAGGAAAGTAAAAGGTTCTCAAAATAGAAAAAAAGCTGTAAGAAAGGTATCGGAACTGCACTATAAGATTGGAAACATTCGTAAAGATACACTACATAAAATTACAACTGAGTTGACGAAAAACAAGTCAATTATTGTAATTGAAGATTTAAATGTTTCTGGAATGATGAAAAACCATAAATTAGCTCAAGCAATTTCAGATGTTGGTTTGTATGAGTTCAGAAGGCAATTAGAATATAAAGGGAAACTATATGGCTGTGATATCCAAGTTGCTGATAGATTTTTCCCAAGTTCTAAGTTATGTCGTTTTTGTGGTTGTTTGAATGACGAGTTAACATTAGCAGATCGAGAGTGGACATGTGCTTGTGGTGCTGTTCATGATCGAGATTTAAATGCTGCTAAGAATTTAGAGAATCTCGCTGTCAGTTCGACAGAGAATATAAATGCTTGTGGAGAGGAAAGCTCTGGTAATAAGACTATTATTATTACGAAACTGTCTTCTGTGAAGCAAGAAGAAAACGTGAAATCTGCTACTTGTAGATTTTTGTAAGTTTTTTAGAACGGTATTAGTTCATATAAAAGACAATAATAGCGTAATTGGCACTGGAATAGTCAATCTAAAAGAAGGCGACTTAACTGATTTTAGAGTTCATCCAATAGAAGTTAATGATGATTTTTATCACGATTTAGCTAATTCTACACAACACGAATACATATTAGAAGAAAAAGATGCATATAGTAGACAAGATTATTTAGAACGTTTATATGGTAAAATAGATCAAATAATAACAGAACCGCTTTCGGCAAACCTCAAAGAAAATGCAATATTTAAAGGCAAAACTAGATGGGTGATATCTGATATTTCATTCGTGAAAATGATCAAACATAATTCCCAAGAGGTTGTTTTTGAACTTTGTAACTTAATGTGTGATTCAAAAGATGATATGTTAAAAGTAAAAGAGACTGCACAGCATATAGCCTCTCTTTCAAATATTAAATTTGCTAAAATGAATGCACTAGGTGAAACATTAGAAACGTTGTCTTATCATAATTGCAGCGTTACTTGTAAAGAAGAAACTTTTGAATCAGATAGTTATGATTCAGTCTATCATTTTCATTTAACAATAGTTTAGAGAAAAATTAATTTCGATGCGTGATTTAAAAGTTTGAGAAAACGCAAACACTTGTTACATCATCATGAGATGGTGCAACTAAACGAATAAACCCACAAGTATTTCAGATAGCAGCCACTATGACTAAACTCAACTTGCCTCCTAAAAAGCAACACGCTCGTCATTTTCGCCAAGTAGAAAACATTATTGTAAAAAATAGAGCAATAGAAGTCCCACTTGGTAAACGTACTATTTTGTCTTTAATTGGATGGGAAAGCGACGACACGCCTCATGTCCACAGTTATAAAATTATTGAAGGTAGTTTGACACGCAATAAACTGATGGAACTTGTTTTGGGGGAAGGCTACCCATGTTGGAATAACGAATACCTTCAAGATTATATTATTCAAAAGATTGAACAATCGCAAGCATATAAGAAAATTGATAAAGAAATTAAAACTCTTTGTCAAGAAGCTGATGATTGGGGGAAAAAATATAAAGATTATAATTGGGAAAAAGAAGTTTTGGGCAAAATCATGCCTTTTTAAGACATAGGGAAAGTAAGTTTGAGTTCTTCAAAAAAGAATTACTCTCCCTCAATAATGCTTTTCATTTCTTCCATGAACTCTTTTTTGTTTGGAATTTCACATCCAGAATCTTTCATCTTTTTCAAAAAATATTCGCAAATGTAATGATTGTAACTACCCATTGAATTATCATATGATATGGACTTTTGAAAAGCATCCCACATTTGTCTAGATGTATTCATGATGAATCTCCTTTTAAATATAATTATGTGCCTGTGCAACTATCGTTTAAATGTGACAAACCTCCATCATCTAGCCAATCTGCCAATCTCTTTTCAAATTCTTCCTTTAGCAATCCATGAGTAATTCTCCCGATAGGAGTGAAACACCCATCATAATCATCCCCCATAGACAATTCCATTAACTCGTCATATAAATTACGATTGGTTTCCAATGGAATTCTTTTTTCTTCTCGTTCTCTATGTCCTTTAGTTACTCTAATTGCCATTTTATTCTCCACGATAAGAAGGAATATGTTTTATCAATTCTGTTTTAAGCCACGATGATTCTGTTGAATCAAGATCAAACTCTTTAGAAATTCTTCTGATGTCAGAAACGATATCAGCATCTGGATCGTTTTGAATTGAACTTATAATTCGATCTAAAACTGGTTTCATTTTAGTTTCCATCTTCATGGTTTTTTCCTTGTGACGAAAGTGGTTTTTCAAATTCGGTTATTGTTTTTGCTGAATCCATAAGCAGCTTCACACATCTTTTCTTGCATTCTTCTCTTAAAATTTCTAATTCGGTTAACCCATTTTTGTCTAAAACTCCCTGCCTACGCCCCATACAGTAATCTACTGTTTCATTAAGCAATTCATCATCCGAATATTTTGATATTTTATTTTTAAATTCTTCAATACATGGCATTTAAATTATCTCGCTTTCTATTTGATTCTAAAAACCGCTCACTAGTATTATAACATAGACAAGAAGGTTTTAAAGCCTTCTTGTCTAGCCATTTTTCAGTAAAAATTGTGTCTTTACGGCTCTCTCTGGTAAGTTAATTGATAATATGCTCGCAAGTATGCTGAAATTTCAAACCTGATGTCTTGCCAATAGTCTTATACATATATCCCATTGAATGCAGCCATTGTGAATCACAACATGCAGCCAAAGGCATTATGAGTGGGCCACGTTGACACACTACATAATGAGCCATTTTTAATCGTATTTCTTTTGAAAGTGCCTCTAGTTTCGATAAATCAAGCCTTTTTTTGTCTTTTGTGCGACAAGCATTCAAATGTTTATTAAATTCTCGTTTTTTCAATTATCAAAATCTCCAATATTTTTGAAGCCCTTCTTCTGTGGCAACAGCAGAACTATCATCTCTGCCATTTCTATTTACAATAACATATCCTTCATTCTCAAGATTGTTCAAAATTCCTTCTTGAAAGTTGTCGAAATCATACAGCTTATCAATAGGAATTTTGACTTTTTCTGAAATAATGTCAAGTGGAATATAACCAGAGCCAAATTCGTCTCGTTCTTGACCTAAATAATTTAATACTTTTTTGCAATCTTCGTTCATTTTAAATCCTTAAATGTTTATACATTCTCCTTTATAGCCAATCATTTCTTTTCGCCAAATTTTTCTTGTAGCTTCTTGTATAAACGGTATTCTTTTTCTTCTTTAGATTTTAGCGTTTTAATCTTCTTAGCTTCTTTAATCTTTTTGGCTTTTGCTTCTTCTAGTTTGTTGTTGTCTAGTTTTTCGATAACTTCTTCATCTGTTTCTTTTCTTATACCTACAATTTCAGGAAAGGAATAATACTCATTGTAAATAGAAGTAGAAGATTCCACCAAGCGAATGTCATGATAACTTTCGTTTTCTTTTACGATTTTATTAAACAATTCTAAATTATCTTTTATTGATAACGTACTCATGTCTATGTCATCATGATAATCGTAATCATAATTTTTGTTCCAACTATGGTTGTTGTACGCTTCCTCTCCGTTAATTTTTAATTTGGCACCATTTTTGTCAAATACATCAACATGCCAGAATCTGTGTAACACCTTTCTGACTTGGCTTCTTTTTTCATCAATTGTTTTTTTATCGTATTTCATGATTCCCTTTTTGCTCTGAACAATCTTCCTAAGATTGTCTGCCATTATACCATGAGTTTTTAATCTTGTAAATTAGATTGCAAAGCCAATGATGTTCATTCTTGTATGGAACTTGGAACTGTTATGAAAGAGAGACTTCTGAAATTATTTTTCTTTGAAGAAACCTTCTAGATCAGTACCCCCATTACATGGGGAATAATCGATGACAATGGGAAATACTGGCATAAGATTAGGAACACCCCCATTACATGGGGAATAAATGCGGCGGATGCGATTGAGGAACACCCCCATTACATGGGGAACAACATGATAGGTGCGATAGGGCTGCCATACAGCTAGGAACACCCCCATTACATGGGGAACAATATCTGGAAATCGGCTTATGCTGCTGGAATAAGGAACACCCCCATTACATGGGGAACAAGCCCACTTGTTGCCTTGGGGTACGACGTGGATGGGAACACCCCCATTACATGGGGAACAAGCCCACTTGTTGCCTTGGGGTACGACGTGGATGGGAACACCCCCATTACATGGGGAACAAATGACATTTTCAAGGGTTTCGGGCGGATAGATAGGAACACCCCCATTACATGGGGAACAATGCCCCTGACTAAATCTTTTAGCTCATGCTTAAGGAACACCCCCATTACATGGGGAACAATAACTTCTGGCAATGGTATCAAGCAAGGTGCAAGGAACACCCCCATTACATGGGGAACAATCGCCCACTTCTTTACATTGTCCATTTCGGCAAGGAACACCCCCATTACATGGGGAACAACAGCTAACCATGCTGAGGCATTTTTTTACCAGAGGAACACCCCCATTACATGGGGAACAATCAAACGGGCGATTAACGTACTCATCCGCAAAGGAACACCCCCATTACATGGGGAACAATTGGATGTATAGATGCCTTCCTCTTTATCTCTAGGAACACCCCCATTACATGGGGAACAACAAGTACTTGAAAGACAGCATCGGCTTTCCATAGGAACACCCCCATTACATGGGGAACAAATAGGCAATATTACCTTCGTTATCTTGTCTGTGGGAACACCCCCATTACATGGGGAACAAACCATCATATTGTACTATGAGTACATCAAAAGCACAATATATTGTGCTTTTGATGTAAGTACCAACAATAAAGAGACTTAACGACACATTGCTTCTGTATTTGTCGATTGAGCATTTTTACTTTATAATTTTGAAAAATATCTTCCATTTATTTCTACGATATTTGTGTCTCCATGTATATTTATTTCATATTTGTTTATATGTTTTTTGTCTGAATTGGCCATTACAGCACTTTCAGCATTTTTTACAACCTTACTCCACATAATTTCTCTTATTCTTTTAGATGGACTGCCTACAAATACATTGTGTTTTATTTCTAATAAAGTATTTTTCAATTCTCCATGAAATTTTTCACTTATTTTATTAACAATTAAAATCATCATGGCGTCCAAAGTCCATTTTTTTCTATTGATTGTTTGTATTCTACATTCATAACATGTTTTATGTCGTTTTCTATTTTTTCTGTAAACTTTTCTTTTTCAAACATTTTCACAATATCATTTTTTAATTTTAGATCGTGAATTGCGTTTTCCAAAGATGCTATTTCAAAAGCAATAGGAATGATAAATTTTGTTTTATAAAAATCGCTTACATCATATACAAAAGATAAGGCAAATCCAGAATGGATAAACCCAATAGAAGGGGAATAACCTAATTGAATTATAACCGACAAGCACAATCCATACAAATAAGAATTAGCCAAAGATAATAATCGATTAGGGAGATCAGATTTTTCAGGATGGTTTGGGACATAATGTCTTCCGTTCCATTCTATCCCTTTTTCTTTAGCTATGTTTTCGTATGCTTTTCTTACTCTAGCACCTTCTTTCCCACGAATGGAAAATAAAGAATCTTCTAAAACGTCTTCTTCAAACCTCAATTTGTACATTTTCCTGACAACCAACATTCTTGTGTTGTCGTTTGCCATTAACGCCGCTTGTTTTAAAAGGTTTTTAGTGCGTTGTTTTGAATCGAATGTATGTGCATATGTATGCAGCATATCACTAGCGATCCATTGAATTGTGACGTGGTACTCTGTAAGAGTTTTCACAGCAGAATGCGTTATGGATGTTCCCAGTCCTAACAACAAACCACTTATTGAATTGGGATTAACTGATATGTTATATTCTTTGTTTACGATTCTAACATTGTTACCGTCTACGTATACCCTAGACTTTTCAACGAATAGAAATGGTGATCTATCTTCTGCTCTGGATATTTGATGGAGGTTTTTCATGTTTCTCATCCATTATGATTTTACCATTAGCAACCCAAAACCAAACGATTTGGCTGTTCCTATACCTTCTACAATTGTTTTTGAAAATTCTTCCACCGATTTGACTTTTAGTTTTCCATTGAAAACCACACTGCCAATCGTTATTTCGTTGCCTTTTTTCTTTGAAATGTTCTTCTTAGTAGGGCTTATGGACAATTCTAAAAGGGCAAACCCCCCTAGATTGGATTTGCGAACGAACCATTCAGATAACTCGTTTTCAGTTCTAATAAATCTTCTTTTGCCTGATTGTTCTCTTTTTGTCGGATTGGCCAATAAAGAAAATTGTAAGACTTGATCGTTCTCAAAATTCAATTCCATTTCTTCAATTGTAGAACTAACAAAATAATCTCTATAATTTCTAGCTTTTTCCCAATCTGGCTTTATTTCTGATTGTACGATTATTCCTTTTTTATTCACATTGAATAAAATTTTAGTTTTCATCATATCAGGAAAAGCAGACATGACAAATTTATGCATGTCGTAACAAGAGTTGATTTCTTTAATAAGTTTTTTGGAAAATTGTACAAATTCAATTTTAGACCGATACATTTTCTTCTCCTACGTTAAACCATTTAGATTGAATTACTCTTGTTTTATGTCCAATGCCATCTTTTACTTCCTCACTAGACATAGTGATTTCATCGCTTTCATATACAAATCTTGTCAATCCTTTTTTTAATTTTTCTCCATATAAAACATTAATGTTTTTCAATGTTTCTAGCGGATTGTCCCCTTCGTAAACACCAGCAAACAAAGGATATGATGGAGTAAAACATAACCTGCCAAAACAAATATGATACTTTGGATGCTTGATGGCTTTTGCAACTTGTTCTATTGTTTCTTTTTTCCCTGTTAAAGCAACAATGAAATCAGCATCAGACATGTAGTATCGCCATGTTTGTTCGTTTTCTTTTCCTTTTTTTCTAGGGCTATTTGCAAGAGTTTTGAAATGCGATGCGTTTTGATAATCTACCTGTTTACATCCTTCTTTCTCAACACGAATCGACATTTTAAGCTTTGAAAAAGGTTCGAATTCTAATGTATTGGTTCTTATATTCATAGCTGATCCTATAAGACCCATTATTCCAGAGAAAGTTGGTTCGTTTCTAGTGTGTCTATGCACATAAGAAGTGTCCCCCCAACTTTGCATCCCTTTGATTCTAAGTAGGAGTGTTTGCATTATATTCCTTTTAGTTTTTCGAGAACTTTATCACAAACTTTTGAAAAAGGCATTTTGCCATTAACATCTTTTGTTGTACTGACAAAAGTTTCTCTTTCAGAAATGACATCCCCAAAAACATCATTAAGATTTTCTTTATATTGCATGATCTTTTCAACGGCAAGATCAGATGGCGAGTGTTTGTCATCTGGACAAATAGGTTTTTCAAACGCCCCAACAAGGTTAAAACTTTCTCCTTCATGTATTTCAACCATAACAAACTCTGGAAGGACGTTGTGATCAAAAGAATTCTTCTTGCCGCTTGGCGTGATTATTGCAAATGCTTTGATGTATTCAACGCAAGCTTCAGCAGCAGCTTCTACGTTCCCACCTAAATTCTCAACCAACTTATCAAAACAAATATTAAAATGTCCATAATAGCATGAAGAATTGCACGAAAGACTATTCAAATAGCCAGCACCAGTTTCTTCACGTTCCTCTGCCATGTCATCTATTGCTGTAAAGTAATCAAATCCAAGAGAAGCCGTATTAACGCCAATAGCGTGTGACATTTGCAAAGCGGCTCTTACCTCAAAATTTGTTGCATTTGTTTGCATACGTCCAGACATCGCCACATCTACTGTAAGTCCCTTTACAGTAGACTTCTTTGTTGGTTTGAATTCTTTTTTAATTGTGCTAGTGAATTTTTTATCATCTAATTTATACTTTTTTGCTTGTTCGAATGCAAAATCCAAAATCAAGTTTAGTTCTTGTTCAGACGTGAATGTTAAATAACTTGTTTTTTCACTTTTCGCTTCTTTTTTACTGTCAAAAAATAGTTTGATGATGATGTTGGAAATATCATCTGACAACTTTTCATCGTCAGTTCTTGTTTTTGACAACTCCATTAATTTGGATTTAACATAGCTTGTTCTGATACCACAGAATTTTTGATGCATTTCCCCGGTGAAGTTATCGGAAAAATATTGTCTTATTGACTTTTTAATACATTGACTCGAAATACGTGAACGAGTAGTCCCACCAAAAACAGTAGTTTTCTGTTGCCCTGTGTCATCTGCATTAGGTCTTGAAATAGGATATGTTTTAAGAACGCTTACACTTACAGTTGTCATCTTTTAGTTCCTTTAAATAGAGTTAGAGTTATTCGAATCTTCTACAGTAGAATTGGTTACAGCATTGGAACGATTTGTCCAAAAATCTTTTGCAATTTTGCATTGTGATCTTTTATCAATTGACTTCCAATTTAACAAACTATACAAGACTTCTTCCCAATTAATAGCTTCATTTTTGAGTAGAAATGTTAATTGTCTCAATTGATAAAAAACAGAATCATCATTTGCGCATATGAATGTTTTGAATCTTTGTTGCTTACCTTCATTTACTAGCAACGGTTTAAAACATTCGCCTAAAGATTTCTTTTTAGTATGAAGTCTATGAGAGGCAAATAATGCTGCCGTATAAATGTAACATTTATTGGCCCATGTGATTTTTTCATGCGGTAAGAAATCACATATAGAATGACCGTATTCAAACATTTTTGATATGTCTGTACACTTCCGTAATTCGGCCATCATACGCTTGTTATCAGTTCTTTCATTTAAAAAGTTTATGTATGTTTCAATATGTGTTTTTTGTGTATTGTTTTTCAAATTAAATTCCTTTCAAATTCCATCCAGTTTGCCTTTTCGTACATGAATTCTACATACTTTTTCATGTGGGTTTGTTGCATGTTTGTTGCATTTTTTGCAATAATTTCAGCAGTTTTCTTGACGCTTTTTTTAAACTGATCCGAATCCATATCGCACATAAATTTGATAAATAAAATGTTAACTTTGGACCAAAATTGAATCATTTGGTTTTCTTTTAAAGAATCTGCCTTTTCAGCAGCCTTTTTGTTTTCTTTTAAAGAATCTGCCTTTTCAGCAGCCTTTTTGTTCCCACCAAAAACAACAACTTCCAAATAAAATCTTTTCAGAAAAACGCCTAACGCAATCGATGTCTTTTCACATTTTTTAATTACTGATTCTATTTGTTCGTTTTCATTAAATTGTAAAGGTAAAAGCAAGTGGGTTTCAATTATGGACTTTGGCTTACTGTTTTTATTATCTGGTGTTAAAAGAAAGCATTGATAAGAAAAAGTATAGTCTTCATTTACCAAATCATTTAAATTGTTAATGTTTCGATTGTTGCCATAAATTGCCTTATCGTTTTCTATTTTTCTTGAAGCAGACAGACTTGCAAAATTTCGCCATAAATGTTTTGATTTGCCGAAATCAAATGACGTTCTAGTTTTTTCATAAAGTACAAAAGGATCGATTACCGTTTGACAACATGGAGAATGGTGACGATCATCGTCCATATATACTTTTTTATAATTATCAATTGCTAGTTTTAATTGTCTAGCAGGTTTGGTTAAATAATCAAGATAACCACGAATAAGAACATCTTTTTTGTCGAATAAAGGCTTTTCCCATATCGGACAATCGTTTTTTTTGTTAATTATACCACTTGAGTTTAAATTGTCATATGGCAAACAATTTAGCATTAATGTTTCAAACAAATTGTTGCCTATAATCAATAAAGATGTGCCAAAGTGAGCAGCAGGTGGTTTGTTTTTAGCATTAGGATTATCAGGGTGTTTTCTGGTGGAATGAAAATTGGCAATTTCTTCATTGTAATGACCTACTCCACCCCCCCTTAATGCCAATAATTGATAGGTTATCAGGTGTAACGCAGCTTCTTGATCTGTATGTTCTTTTTCTAAAAAGAGAAAATCTTTTGAGAAAACAGACACATCGTTGTTTGTTAAAAACTTTAATTTGTTAATGGATTCTAATTTTTTATCACTAACAATATCTGCATCTTGCAGTATTGGAGTCTTTTCATGTAACAAATAAAAATTATCGTACCATTGATCAAGATAATTGTTTATTGATTTGGGATCAAATTTCCCTTTTTTAAACAACGATTGCCAATCTTCATTGTTGTTTATGTCGAATGAACGATAAAGGATTGGCAGTAAAAATCTATGTAAAGCAAAATTTGTTAAAGGACAAGCGGGTTGTATGCGTTTGATTTTATGTGCATCAGTTAGAACATCCTTGATGGATTTGTCCCCATCGTTGCAAGGGATGAATGGATTGTCGATAAGATTGAAGTGCATATGAATGAATTCCTTGTTTGAACTCCATTCATTCTAATACCAAATTACGAATCGTAAAGGTCATTGCCAAAAAACATTTTTACACAGTCCTATAGTACTGTCATATTGCAATTCTGCTTTCCAGTTGTCGCCGTAGATTGTTTGTTTCCCATCTTCTTCTAATATCAAAATGGAATAATATTTTAATTCAAATATATTCTTCCATTCAGAAAATTTATTGTTATTAAAATAATTAAATAATGGTTTACCTGAAATTGGGCAAGAATTCTGCGTAATCAAATTTATTTCTTCGCTACTGAATTCCTTTTTTCTAAAATTTATATTTGGCATGCCTTCCCCCAATGTCCAATTGTTACCTTTTTTAAACAATAGTATTACATTCATTGTAGGCGTACTAATGTCACGAGTGTTTGAATCATCATAGTTGTTTTCTTCATTAAGCGTGTATTTGTTGTCTTTAGATAAAGTAACTTTTATGGATTCAGAATTGGCGTCTTGTTCAGCTTTATTGTATTTTTTTTTCAATTTTTCTTCTTGATTGTTTGATTCTATATCAATTTGTTCGTACACATTGTTTATTAGCAAGTCCGTCATATCAGGCAACACCACTTCGTCTAAAGGAGTTATATTTTTTTGAGTTAAATGCATTATATAAGACGAATAAATGCCATAACTTTCTAATTCTTTTTCGTCAGAATATTCATAAATTATGGTGGCTTCTGGAGTTTTGCTAAAAACTGAAAACCCAATTTGCCCATTCGGAATTTCAAACTCATTTGTTCTATAAAAACGCCACAACCTTCCTAGTCTTTGTATCAAAAAGTCTATAGGACAGATGAAAGAAAAAGTATAATCAAAATCTATATCTAAACTTTGTTCGATTATTTGCGTTCCTATTACAATGGTTTTATCTCTTTTTGAATTATATTCTTTTCCATATTTGTCAATGATGTTTTGTTCTATCCTGCTTCTATCTTTCTTTGTAAATCCTGAATGAAGCAACAATGGACTTGCATTAAGAGACTTGAAAGCATTATATATTTTTTGTGATTGTTTTACAGTGTTGCAAACGATATTTATAGCCCCACCATTTTCTATTTTACATAATGCTTTTTGTGCTAATTCGTCATATGATTTTATTTCGTTTTTTTGTGGAGTTGGTGGATTTAAATGCAAATGTTCTAATTTTATTTTTTTGTGTCTATGTGTAAAAAGTTGTGTGCAGTTAGAGTTGTTGTTTTGACAAACTGTAAGTCTAGGATATCTCGTGATCTCATCATTTGCTTCTGCACCATAAGCATTAATTAGTTTTCGACGTGTTGAATTAGATAAAGTTGCAGACAGCAATATGATTGAGCAATTCATTTCTTTTAATTTTTCAATTAAAACTTCAATTAAATTGCCCATAAACACATCATAGCTGTGTATCTCATCAATTATCACCACTTTATTAAAAGAAGCATAAAGGGGCATGTAAAAATATTTATTGTAAATTGCCCCTTTCATTATTTGATCAACAGTACCTGTACTAAACTGCGACATTAATCTTTTTCTGCCACTAGAAAACCAATATTTCGCAACTACAGTGGCGTTGTCATCGTTGTCTTTATTTTTTAATTCTAAATAATCTTTATTTCTTTTAGAATTTGAATGTATGTGCTGTATGTTGGCTTTCCCATCAACCGTTTTTCTTAAAAAGCTAACCATTCTTTTGAAAACAGAATCAGATGTTGTTCTGGTAGGTGACCACATTTGAATGCCACGATGTTTTAGTTTTGACATTAAAAATGACGCAGAATGTTGTGCTATTTCTGTCTTGCCACTTCCAGTAGATTCTTCTATTATCATCAGACATGGTGATGTTATTTTTTCTATTTCATTTATGATTATTTTTTGAGAAGGATAAGGAAGGAACCCAAAAGTTTCATCGAACTGTTGGTTCTTAATCTTGCAAAGATTCCAATCAATTGTTTTAAAGGCTTTTTTTGCCAATCCTTTGCTTTTCACAACATATTGATCAAGGGATTGGTCGAAACCAGAAAGGGGGAATAGATTGCTGTCAGAAGCAATCCAATCTGCATTAGAAATCAAACCAGCTAAAAAGAAATATAAATCTGGATTTATATTTACTTTATTTAGAATTTCTTCACTTATTGGAAATATGCTTGTTAGAAAGTCATAAGCCAATTTTTGTTGTTTACACCATTTTTCGTCATCACGACCACAAAATCTTTTGAATCTTTTTATTTTTTTGGGAGGAAACTTTGATGGCAGAATGGAAAACTTCCCATGATGTCCACCAATAACAGCACATACGTCATTTTTCGCTGCGAAATCAGGGAGCAAAACGTTTTTCAAAAGATGCATCGAAAACAATTCATGTCTTATTTTTTCATCATTTGGGTAGAAACAGTAGTCATCTTTTATTAAGTCTGCAGCTTCCTCTACTTGTTTGATGAATTCTGGTGTTATTTTTCCTAAATCATGCAACGGCATCATGAATGTCAAAAATGTTTTTGCTTCATTTATATTTAAATTCATTTTTTTGGAAACAAAATCCAATTCATGAGTGCTAAAAGTTCCAAGCAGTTCTTGTATGACAAAACCTGTATCTACCATATGGAGCAAAGCAGGATGCATGGCTTTCTTTTTGTCATCCCATTTACCCCATATTCTCAAATCTATTTCATTTAACATTGATTTAATTTCCTAAGTGTAGTTTTGTAAATCCACCACCCATCTCTTTTTACCTGCATCCCATATTCTAATATACCCACGTTCTTTTGCCCATTCATGTTCAGTAATGTGTTCAGGACATCCCGTATTGGACTTCTTTTCAGATTGTTTGCTTTTATATTTCAATATGTTTTTTGCTTCTAAATAAAAGTAATCTGGATATAACTCTTTATCCAATTTGAATCCAAGTATTGGATAAATGTTCCCATCACTATATCTGTTGTCGCTAAAACTCAATATTTTAGTATAACCAGATGCTACAGCCCATTTTTTTGCTTTTGAAAAAAGCCTGTTTGCACCACCAACAACTTGTACTCTACTCTTAAAACACATTCTGTCAAGTGTCAATTCTCCATTTTGTCTATGGTGCTTCCCTAATGACAAGATTCCTAATAGGACATCTTCATGATAAACTCCCCATCCTTTTATAGACAAAGAATTGCTCCCTTGTATGTGATATTCATCACAAAAGCTTTTGATTTTTTCTTTAGAGACTTCTTTAACAATACACTTTCGAGCAAATATCCTTTTAGAAAATTGTTTTTCTGCTGACTCAAAATGCGATTCCCATTGTTTTTTCCTTTTTATCCATTCGTGTGGGTAAACAAAAAATGAATTTTCTTTTTTTATTTTTTTTAAATAATTTTTATTCATGGCATGAAAAGGATTGCATAATACAACATTTATATTTTCGTATTGTTTTATTTCTTTTTTTAATTGAGACACACTTCCTTTTTTGACTGCTTTGTTACATTTCTTGCACATTTTTATTTTTTGAAATTTGTAAAATGTGGTCGTGTTATCACTGCCACAAAAACACTTAAAGCGTAAATCACTATGAATGTTTTTGTATGTTGATGTTAAAAGTTCGCACTCTGCATCTTGAAAATATTTTTGCACATATTCATAAGTGTTTTTAGCATTCCCACTACAGTATTTGCACCCCTGTCCTTTTCTGTAGTTGTTTATAGTTATTTTTGTTTCATGCCCTTTGTCGCATTTTACATTTAATGGCGTCAGGGCGTTGATATAGGCGTTATCTAAAACTCGCCACCCTTTCCTGCCTAATTCTATTTTAACTTGATCTATGGTTAATTTTTTCATTTTAAATCCCTAAATGTTTCTCATGCCAGATTAAGCATTTCTTCATGTTGTTATCTTTACTATACTTTGACAATGCCTTTAGTTTAGAGATGAGTTTCTTTTTACCTTTAATTTTGAACATTTTCAAAGGTTTAATTTCAATCAATTGTGATTCCCCATTGACGTATTCCACCAATATATCAGGAATGTAAAACCTATATTTGTTTTCATGTTTATATTTTATTTTTATATGTTCTATTTTATAGTTTGCAACCTCATCATCATTTTCTAAAATTTCAAAGGCTTTTTTTTCATAAGAACTTCTAAAGAATATTTTTTTGTTATTTTTATCAGAAAAGAAATACCCTGTTAAACAAGAATTTTTATAACTGTTCCATCCATTTAGAATCTTTTCGGACATTGTTATGCTTTTGATATAATTTGCACATATAGGGCAGTTCTTTTTTTCTAATGCTCTAGAAGCGACTCTAGCACACCATTCATGACTACATTTAGAACACTGCCATAAAATTATTTTTGCACTGCCTGCTACTAATTCATTAGGTTTGTATTTATTATTGCAATGCCATTCATGCATAAGATGTTTATGTGTTTTTTCAACACAATTGTCCTCATCTACAGACATATTTGAACAAAATGGGCAACCATGTTTTCTTTGAGTTCTGTTGCGGATTTCAGATTGCCATTCATGTTTGTTTTTACATTTCCACCAAGCCTTGAAAGTACTACCAGAAACATAATCAAAAGGAGTTTTAATGTTTTTAACATGCCATTCCGAAACCAATTCTGGATTTATTTTTCCTAAAGAATTTTCCTCACAAGCCCGTCTTCCAGAACAAAATGGGCATTTACTGTTTTTTCTAAAACGAGAGAAAACCTTTGCTTCCCATTCATGCCCTGCATCACATTTCCACCAAACCTTTTTAGAGCTATACCAAGAAATGTTTTCAGGTGACTCCTTATTTTTTTCATGCCATTCTTGAAATAATTTTATGTTTTTTTGTTTTAAGCTTTCTTCCATTTTAATATTCGAATATTATAACATACTGTTTGTAAAAACGCAATAGCTAACTAAGTATATATACAAAAAATAAAACAGCTTTGCTAATTAAGTTATCTGTTTTGTTTTTTGCATATGCGTTGCGTCTCAATGTCGTTGTATGAATAAAAAAAAGGGTTTACGATAAACTCGTAAACCCTTTTATATCAAACATTTATGATCAAAAATTAGATCACAAAATTGGCGATACTCATTCTTGCGTAGAATTTAGAACCGTCACGAAGGAGAGCCTTCCCGTATCTAGTTAAAATTCCTTTTCTTGGGCAGAAACTATCTGGATCGAGAACCGTTGGAGTCTGCGTTAGTGGCACATATGGGCAGTAGAAATAACCAGAGTCCATATAGCTGTCACCCTTGTAACCCATTAAGAGTTGTGAGGATGGGAATAGCGGGTCTTTGTAGAGACGCCATTTGTTACTAACAGAACCAACATATTGTATACCCAAACTAGAAGTGAAAGTTTCACTTGGTGCAGGGGCAAAACCAGCAGTTGCAGTTTCGAATATAGATGCAACTTCAGGGGAAGTAACGATCCAGTTCGCACCACTTCTTAGGGTTTTACGGTGAATAATAGAAGAAACTTCTGTAACCTTCACGTAGAGGGCTTCATATTTTTCTTTAATAGTGTCACCCAATGCAGTGGAATAGTCCCAAGAGGCAACAGTACCAGCATTTTGACGTAAGTCAGTAAGGATTTCACGGTCGATTTCAAGATTGATTTCTTGTGCTAACACAGAAGTCAATTCTTGTTCGAGGTCAAGGTTGTGTTGCGAACGTAAGTCTTGTTGACCTTCGTATGACCACACAGCTTTGAGTTTACGAGTAACAGCAATAATTTCTTGAGATTCAACAGCTAGGTTGATTTCAGGAAGGTCTTGCTGACATTCCATGTTGTACTCATAAGAAAGCACGACATGGTTAGGACCGGGAGCGGAGTCCCAAGTCACAGTCATTTCACCAGTGGTTCTATCTAAGACAATAGAGTCAACACCGGGAGTAGGAGTACCTACGTCAGTGATTGTTACACTATCGCTTTCGCTGATGGTGAATGTACCAACAGCAGTTGAACCATCATAGAGAGTACCAGTAACAGTACCAGCCAAGATTGGGGTATGTTCTAGTGGTGAATATACGGAAGTAACATCATCACCATTATCAGTACTAGTAGTTTCATTTTGAATGAACTGATGGGAGTAAAAGATATCAAGGTTTGCATCACCGGATGCAGTTTGCATCAAGCTGTTTGCATCATCACCGGGATAACCTGAGTTATTACTTTGCCCTCTAGTTGCACCTTTATTACTGGAATAACGGAAGCGTAAGTAATACACTAAACCGGCAGGTCCAAGTAAGGGTTGCACAGAGACGATTTTGTTAGCGATCAATTGCGGATAGATGCGTCTAACAAGTGGGATCGAAATTCTTTTGAATTGAGCAATATCTGAAGAATCAGTTGAGACTTCCGAAAGCATAATTTCATTAATCAATCTTTGGTTTTCGAGCATTACAGCAGTAGTGGAGCGTACATATTTATCGTCAATACCTTCTAGCAAGGTAGTTTTTTCACCCCAAAGTCTTTCAAGCTCTTTAGCTTCGTTCAATAATCTTGCATTACCATTTTGCATTTATTTTCTCCTAATTAAATTCTTTTTTTACGGGACAGACTATTGGTCTTAGTCTTGATCAGCACCTTTAACACCTGAGAGTCTGGTCCATTCACTCAACGTTTTCTCGTCGAAGAAGTTATCATCCTCATTTACAACGGCGTCAGGTCTTTCTGTTTCTTGATGTTCTTTGATAAGTTCAATTTGATCATCAGATACAGTTTTTCCACTCCCCTGCACAGTTCTTTTCAATTCTTTTCTTTCTTTTCTATCAGAAACTGTATTAGCTTCCTGATGTTCCTTAATGACTTGCGAGCTTTGTCTCACTTGTTCATTAAGTTTATTATTTTCGGCTGAGACACGAATGTTCTTAGCTTCAAGTATTTTCATTTGTCCTTTAATATCTTCAAAAGCTCTATGTGCTTCTTCTAACTTGGAGTTAGAAACATGTGCATAATCTTCATCAGATATGTATCCAGAGACGGTATCAACGATTTTGCTAAGAGTAAGTTTATGCTCAACCATTCTTGGGTCATTGAGTATATCTTTCTTTGCTTGTTCGTAAATTTCATCACCTTTATGTTCTAGGAATTCATCGATTTTATCTACAAAGTATTCTTTCATATCTTTGAGTTTTGTTTCATACTCTTCATAAAGTTCAACTTCGATATTATCGTTTTTGCTTCTTTCAGATTTAAGCATTTGGTATGCTTCTTCATATCCTTCTTCGAGAGCGACATCGAATTCATTTTTTTGTGTTTCGAGTCTACTTCTAAGGTCTTGAATTATTTCGTATGCTTCTTGGTAGCCTTTTTCAGCTACTGTTTCTGCATCTTCTTTTTCTTTAGAAAGTTCTTCGTATGCTTCTTCCAGCTTGGTGTTGTATTCAGCTTCAAGTTCCTCTTTCCCTTCGTTGAACATTTCTTCAACGGCTGATGCTACTTCTTGAACTTGATCTTCTGGTAAAAGCTTGCTCAATGCTTCTGTTAGTTTATCCATATTAGCTTAACCTCTCTTTGAGTTTACTTGTCTGTTTTTTGATTTCGCCACCTACACAAGCTAAAAGTAGCTCTTTATTAATTTTATATATGCCACTAGCGTTATTTTTCGCAGTATTATTTTCTAAATTAGCTATAGGGGTTTGATGTTCGTGTGCCATTTCATTTTTGCTTCCTTTAATTTTTTCTTGGAAGGCTGAATGAGTACTAGGATCGGCCACGGCATCGAAAGTTATGAGTTTGTATCCTTCAGCAATTTGAAGGATGCCATTTTCATCAACACGTCCAGTTCCGACTCCCCGGCTGCTGATTCCAACTCTAACTCCATCGTTAATTAATGATCGAAGGATTTTTCCACAAGGTGTGTTTAGTATTGTTCCCTCTCCCATTAAAACTTTTCCTTCCCACCATAATTTTGTGATTTTATGTGAGACACTTGAAAAGTGTACGATTGAATCTGTAGGGTGGTCTAGCTCACCACATAGTGCGCCATTCTTTACAGATTCTTCTAATCTTTTAACATTGCTATCAAGAACATTGTACGGATATGATCTTTTATTTTTGTTGATAGCTTCTGCTTCTTGAAACTTGCCTCTAAATTTAACTACAGAGTTAGCAGGGTCAGTACTTTCATTTAAGTTGACCATTTCATTTAATATTGCCCCACTACTGTCACCGTATATCAAGCATTCATTTTTGAAAACATGACCGGGTGAAAAGGCACTTTCTGATAATAAAATTTCCATAAGCGTCCTTTCTTAAATTACTCGGTTACAGGTTGGGGAGTCACAGCTTGTGGAACATATGGGTTTTTCAAGTTTGGCCACGTATCGCCACTGCCCCATTGTCCATTCGGATCATTGTCTTTATCAACACCTTTTTCATTCTTCATAGTGTAATCACCATATGGTTTTGGCACGTATGGGTTGTTTAATGATGGATAGGTGTCATTTCCGCCTATGTTTCCGTGTGATCTTCCTCTCATTTCTTCTGCATCATCACTACCTTTGCCTATACGCCAATCTCCGTCACTTACAGGGGCAGGATCGTTGTAGTCACCAGAGAAGTCTCTGGAAGGGGTGTATGACGAATTAGCTTTTTCTTTCATAGCAGGGTGATCACCATTAATGGATGTGTGCGTGCTATTGGAAACTTGCCAATCTTTAGTATTGAGATTAGTTTCTTCGATGACATCTGCCAAGAAATCAGCAGCATCTGCTGCCACATCTAGAGAAGGTGCAATTTCTTTATTAATAATTGCTGCTAGTTCGGAAAGATGCATTTCTGCTTCATCCAATAGTGCATCACTATCTGCACCTTGATACACTTCTCTTAGAGCATTATAAAGATCGACATAGACTTGCATTTCAGTCATGTTGCTTTCGTCTAGGTTACTAAACAATTCATCAGCAACTTTTCTGAAATCAGCATATTGATCTTCTGATTCTTCACTAATAGTTTGTCCAGCCATAGTTATAATGGCAGCGACTTTTTCTGTGTATATTTCATGTGCAGTTCTTAAAATACCTTCGGCCATAAACTGACAAGTTTGATCGTCGTAGTTTTTGGTACCAATGGTATCCAAAGATTTCTTAATCATTTTAGACAATTCATTTTCGGTCAAGTAAATTATGTCTGACCATTTGGAAACTATATCTCCTAGAGTTTCTTCTAGTGCGTTACTATCTGAAAGAGCGTTGTGTCTTTTTAGTTCAGCTACTGCCTTGCAGAAGTTTTCGCTTTCACCAATCATTTTTGCGCCATTTCTAAGCACAGTAACTTTGGTGTCAGGAGTTTTCCAATCAAAGCTAAGTAATTTAGCTTCATTTCTTAATTTCATTGTAGGAATTTGAAGTGCAACTACGTTGCCATCTTCATCTCTACTAACTACAGACTCTTTAAGCACAGGACCATAAGTTTTGTAGTCAACGTAATCAAATACGTTTTCTACCATCATGGTCCATTCTTTCATATTCTTACCGAATCTTGTGTAAGTTCTAATATGTTGAGTGCCTTTAGTAGTACGTGGTTTTCTACCAAGTTTTCTTTTTTCACGATCTGCCACTCTGTCTATTTGTGCTTTAACACCGGGATTATCAGTGCTGAACTTCTTTTTGTTCTTTCTACGAGTGATCCAGCTTTTTCTAGCAGAAGACCCACCAATAGTTTTTCCACGTTTAGAACTTTTTCTTTTCTTGTCGCCGCTCTTGGGTTTAGAGCTAGTTACTTTGAAGGCGATTTCAGAGAAAATAGAGCTAGCTTTCTCGCTCTTGCTATCCAATATGGCATCAACCATTTCGGAAATTTTTTCTTTTCTATGAGTAACTTCACTTTCCTCATCCACAACCAATTGGGAAATATTTTCTAGGAAGATTTTTCCATTTTTAATTTCATAGTTAGCTTGAACATATGTACCATCTAGATTTTCATAGATGACATTATCTTGTCCAAAACTAACTAATTCCAATTCGTCTGCTCCTGTTGCAGCAGCAATTATTGGACTGGCTTCCTGAAGCTCCATTTCGGCTGCAGTGAGCGAATTTTTTTGCATTTCTTCGAAGATTTCGAAGTTAACTAGTTTTCTTTTCATATTTTAGCTCCTAAATTATTTTTAATTGTCCTGTTACCTTTTAAAGCTTCTCCACTAAATTAGAAAAGCAGAACAAATTATTGACACAAATCGTTCACTTAGCTATAGATATAGTATGCAGCAGAAACAAAAAACAGGAGTTATAATATGAAATCTTTTAAGTCATTCTATACAGAACGCAATTCTAATGATGTAGGTGATGACGTTGTAGGTAATGCATCACTATCAGAACCAGAAAGAGAAGGTACTTCTTCTTTATTTAAAATATCCAGAATGGCCTTTGATAGATATCGTAATGAAACTTTATCTTTTTTCAGGAAGCTGGCAACTAAAGATGAGGAAATATCACACCTTTTAGATAGTGTAGATGACAACCTATCTAATTTGAGCCAAGCTGCTAGTAAAATGAGCCATGCTGTAGATAGTAAAGACAAAGATGAATTCATAGCTTCACCTGCTGATGGCGCAGGAAGTCCTGATGATGGAGATGATATTTAATTTTCGTAGTTGTAGTCTATTTCTTCTCTATCTAATTCTTGACTATAGTTTTGCACTTGAAGATCATACTTTTTCAAATCTTCATCAGAAGGTTCTGGTAATGGTTGGTGCTTAACACTTGGTTCATTATTAGTAGCACCCCCACCAGACATTCCTTGACCTTGATCTAATTGAGGATTCAGTTCATTATCCATGTTTAAAGATTGTTGGTCTGGTTGTCCCATAGGCTGATCTGGATTTAATGGTGGGTTTAATCCACCAGCTTCTGCACCTATTTCTTGACCATCTTCGTTTCCGGGAATACCTACACCCATTAGTTGAGGGTTTTGTGCGATAACTTGTATCTTCAATTCTTCTAGTTTTTGAATTTTGTTTCTGGACATTATTTCTTTTGTATCTTTGTCCGTATATTTCATCCATTTTGTCAAAATATCAAAGTCTGACATTAGCATTGATCCTTTAATGCTATTAGAATTGTTTATTCTATTAGATATAATTTCTGCACGGCTCATTTCACGCCAATCAGAAGGGGGAGTCATGCGGATTATTAAATCTTCATAGTCTTCTTCTGGAAAACCTTTAAGAGATAAGTGTCTTTCTGCAATAATATAAAGACCGTCTTCTATGTTTCTTTGAAGTCTTTCTATCATCCTTGCAAACTTCACATCTTGAGCAGAAAGAGCAATTCTAGATGCTTGTGGATCATCGTTGCTAAAATAGTTTTTAGGGAAGTTGAGAGCAGTAAATAGCTTATCTCTAAAATATACAGCATCATCTATTTCGCCAAGATTCGACGCACCCGGTAGAGTTTCAATCCTAGTATTGCTTTGCCCTTGAATTGGAACCCAAAAATCTTCGTCTTGTGCGGGTGCGTGCCATCTTTCTTCTACGCTGTTAGCTCCACCTGCACCGCCCCTTTTGCCCACTTTCTTTTTACGGAATTGGTCTTTAATTCTTTCCATAAAAGCTTCTGCTTTAAATGGTGGTAAGGTTTTAGTATCTATGTAGAACACTCTACGCTCTGGCGCTCTAGTCAGTCTATATGTAACCATAGCGTCTTCCATCAATCTTAATTGATGTGCTGGCCCACGAGCAGGTTCGACTAAAGATTGTCCGTATGGTTTAAATAGTTTTCTATCTTCTCCAATTTTGAAGTGAACTATTTGTTCTGGTCTAAATCTTATTGCTTTACTTTGTTTTAATTCTGCATCTGTAGCTTGAGATATATCTATTTCCAAAGCTTGAACATCTGGAGATTCTTTTGCTTGTTGGAATTCTATAGTTCTATCTTTAGTAGTTTCCAATCTATACATGGTATCGACTGGAAGTTCTTTTAATCTTAAAACTCCAGCTTTAGGCATTTCTGGATGTATACATATTTCGACAAAAAGATCGCCGTAAATATATAAATTTTTCGCCCAATTTGTAAGTTTTCTATCTAGGTTTAATTCTTTTCTATGAAAAAGAATATATTCCAATTCTTTTTTCACAGCATCGTTTGAACATTCTATTGTAAATAGGTGTTTGTTTTCTCCTATTTGGCAATTGTGAAAAACAGCAGATTCTCCACAAAAGTTTTCATGTTCTTTTACGGACAAATCATAAACTGCTTCATTGCCTACTTTTCTTATTCCAATAATTTTTCTTGATTTTTGGCTTTCACCAAGTTTTTTCAATTCACGTCCAGAAAATCCTTCTTTTTCTATCATCAAAGCAATGGTACGCCACTGACACTGCATTATTTTTGCACATTCGTTTGTAGTAAGTCCAGCAGCTATTAGTTTTCTAGCTTTATTAACTCTTTCATATTTTTCAGAAAATTTTTGGCTTTTCCATTCTTCTATGAATTGTCTCTCATTAATCCATCCCCTTTGTGGAGAATATATTCTCATGAATTGATTTTCTTTTTTTCTAGAAAGCTTAGTATCTGCTTCTTTTCTATAAAAAGATTTTAAATCATCTCCTATTTCCAAATCTATAGCATTCACCCAAGTATTATCATTTTTCAATACTCTATGATCATAGGTGGCTTTGAATTTTGTGCCGTCGTCTAATTTTACTTCTACTACTTTATCTGTTTTAACAACTCTAGGATTGTATGCCCATCCAAAGGTGTAATCGTTTTTTTCAAAATCCCAACAATACACTAAAAATTCTTCATGTTCTAGATTTTCAGTTAACCATTTTAATGATTTCAATCCATGATAAAGAGTATTTACCTTAGTATCTCCTGTCAAGCAAGACTCATCTGCAAACACAGTCATTACCATTTCTATTTCAGGTAGATTTCTTAGTCTTTCATATTCTTTATATCTACTTTGTCTATTAGAGACTGATGTTAAATCGATAAAATCGTTTGTTGATCTTAGACGCACCAGACTAGAACTATCACCACCAGAGAAACTACCATCTTGTCTTATGTCCGGTATAGCATCTGCTTGGGAAACGCCAACGCCTGTAGTGAGGTCTTGCCCGTCTTTTTTTCGAGAAAGGGGGTCTTGCTCAAACGCATATGTAAAAACTTTAAAAACATCCCACCAAGGCATTATTTATTTTCCTTTAATTTCTTTTTATGTACTCTTTTAATGTAGTAAATCATGAAACGTATTCTTTTTTTAATTTCTCATCTTTGTTCTAATTATCAATTCTTAGAAAAATCTCTAGAATTTAATCCAAGAATACAAACACTTATCAGTGATGGGTATGTGTTTAGCCATCCTACTATGCTATATAGTGCATTATTAAGAAGTCCTCACAAATTAAACAATTCTTCTGCGATTTATTCGACCACCCTTTTGAAAAACTTTCAATTTAGACATAAATCTTTTTTTAAAATGTGTAAATTTGTTTATTATATAAAGCCTCCAAAAGAGGTTATAAATGATTTAGTTTACGAAGGCATGCACGAAAAAACAGCTTTAAGATATTACTTATTTAGAATAAAAAGAATAAGAGAAATGACAAATCATACTCCTAATTCTGTTTTGCTTACTTATCGAGACTTGATTTCTAATAAGGGATTGGATTTAATCGACAATTATTTAGGATTAAAACAACCTTTGCAATACTTTACAGAAGAAATTGTTCAACACAAAAACACTATTTCTTCTGAAGTTTTATTAGAAGCAGAAGATTTTTATGAAAAAAGCTTGTACTTCATGAAGCAAAGAACGTTATCCGTTTAACATATCAACTGGTCCAGTTGGCTTTTGCGGCGTATTTTTTTCTTGTTTAATAGTATCCAATTTGTCTTTTTCTTCTTGGATCATTTGTTCTATTGTTTTAAGTAGTACTTTACTTTTCTGTTCGAACATCTTTTGTTCAAATGGATTCGACATTACCCCATTGTTTCCCATAGCCCACTGTTTAGAGACATTATCGGAATCGTTATCTGAAACAGTAGATTCTTTTTTTGCCTCTCTAATATCCACATCTTGAATTTTGCCATAGGCACGTCGCAATAAGTTTTTTGCTTCTGAATACTTATTGCTATTGGGCATATGATTTAAAGCTTGTCTTAAATATGAAAGGGATTTTTCTGTTTTCATTTCAATCTCCTAAAATGGTCTTTAATAATATAGTTAAAATCACAATTTACCAACCAAATTCTCTAAGTAATTTTTCATTTTTTCTACCTACTTCAAACATTACAGGTGGCATAATTTCATCTTGATTAGGATTCAAAATAGGATCATATTCTTCATTATCCGAAAGCCAGTCTTCTGGCGCATCACTTTCTATTTCTTTTTTAATTTGTTCATATACTTCTTTATTAAATCCTTTCATTATTTCTTCTGGCGTATCTGCCCCTAATGGAAGGTTTCTTTGTTGCAAGTCTCTTACATGAAGCCCTATAGCCATTGCTATGATTGCGTCGTCGTGCTTGCCTTTTTGTGCTTCTGCTTTCTTTTTTTGTGCGTTAAAAACGAATGTGTTTAATTCCTTTGATAGTCTTCTGCTGTTTATTTTTACAACCCCATTAATTACTCTATTTTGCAAGGTTTCTAAATATACTGCTCTGCTATTTCTGTTAGGCTTAACACCCGGTATTTCCATTTTACCTTTTGGCTCGAAATATATATTTTCATATGCCAAATCGTGTTGCAACCCACTTAATACGGCCACACCTTGATTTATATTTTCTACAACTACTAAAGCGGTGTTATAATAATACGCAACTCCATTAATGATTTTTGCAAACATGTGAGGGGGGATTGTGTTGCTATAAAACTCTCCTACTTGTTCTAAAGTAGCTACATCTAGAACGTGAAAAGCACTATTGTCTCCATCTTCTCCAACACCTTCTGCACAATCAGCCGTTAAAATATAATCATGTCCCTCAATAGGTTCTTTCCAAATCCAAAACGCACCTTTCTCCCAATCGCTTTTAGAATCATAATTTTTATTAGCCCATTCACTAAATTTTATTCTAATAGGTTCATTGTTTTTGGTGTACAGTTGAATAGCAGCCACGATTTTAGGATCAATGAATGTTTCACCAGACCCTAAGAATGATCTTAGAACTTCTTGCGCCCACCCTTTATCTCCCAATATGGCTTTTGTATCTTTTACCCATTTAGGATTCACATAGTCTGGATGTTCCCAATAGTCAAGATCAATAATATTAAATGGATTCAATCCAGCTTCCGCATCTGTATACATTCTGTGGTACCAATTTCCAGTACCTCTAACGGTTGATACTACTATACAAGAACCACCAGTGGATATAACGGGGTACATGGCCTTCCAGTGGACTTCCATGTCAGGAACGAATGCTGCTTCATCAATTATCAAAACAGTAAGCGATTTACCACGAGCAGCTTCTGGCGTGTAGAACCACATATAAGAACCAGTTTCATCAAAATGCGTTTCGTGTTCATTGCTTTTTGCTAAAGCAGGACTTAACCATTCAGGCAAGTGTTTGATAGCGTTTTTGACCATTTCTCCTGCCGATTTTGCCTCACGGTCTGTTTTGGAGAGAACCATTATTCTTTGATCGTTAGTAAACATGCATCTCCACAAAGACCAAAGAACAGATAGGGTGGTCAACCCACCTTGTCTAAATTTGCTCAATATGTTAAATCTATTTTCTTCATAGTTTACTAAAACCTTTTTTTGATACTTATACATTCTAAAAGGGATCAATCCTCTAGTTGGGTGGGAAATTCTTATATATTTGTGGGCAAAATAAGCAAAATCATTTGCACATTTTATAATTTCCCTAACTTGCGTTTCGTGATCATAAGATTCTACTTCTTCTTCGTCTTCGCCAATAAATATTTCTTCTTCGTTTTCGTTGAATTCAAAAAAGTGGCTATAAATTTCTTTAAATTTCTCTGTGTTGACAACTTCTTCAATCGTATTATAATCAGAAACAAATTCTTCAAATGGAATTTCAGGGACAGGAATATCTTCCGGCGTCACTATTTCCATGTTTACTTCTTCTCTAAATAACGACTGATATATATTTTTATGTTCCATGATAAAATCACCTTTCTTTAATTATATAACGAAATAGCATTGTTTTTTCATATTGGAATGTTATAATTTACTTCAAATAGGAGGACACAACATGTCTAAAAAGAATTTGAACGTAGCGAGATTTTTCTACAAAGGTAACAGCCACACACATCCAGTTCGCCGAACTGTTCTCGTAACAGATCGAACAGCAACCCACATAAAAGGTGTGGAAATACGTGAAGGGAACGTTGTTCGCACTCCGAATGATGCCCCATTTAAAAAATATAGTCTTAGTCAAATTGCCAAAATAGGTCAAATTGACAAAAGACGCATTCTAAGAAAAAACACGCCAGAATCGAGATATTCTAATACCACTTTGGTACAAGAATATCTTAATGTCTAAAAAAAAAGACAATTTAGTTTTAAAAAACCGCCTTGCGTTAATTCGCAGGCGGTTTTTTAAATTTGTTTGCTAAATAATTAAAGAATAAACTTTAATATATAAAGTACCAAAATAAAGAAAGATATATAATGCCATATTTTCAAAATCCATTTTCTCAAGAATTCGTAGGTAGTCTAGTTTTAGGCGACAGACATCATCAGCCAACATTTATTGTTAAACCAAATACTGGTCGTGGCGATGATTTTGTTAGAAGTTGGGGCGATTCGCCATATGACTTATCTGGAACCGATGAAAACGGTAACGATTCAGAAGTTTTGACAATAAAATATTCATTTAGCGAAAATGAGTACAAACATTGGCAAACTCTAAGCGTAACCTTGACTAGTTCCTCATCAGTAGATCAAGAGACTATTGTAAATGAATTGAATAGTAATTCAGGATTTAGTGATTTGTTTGTCGCTACTCTTGAATTGACAAATAAAAGTTCAAACAGCAGATACGTTTCCATTAAGCAAAAAAAATCTAAAGATAGAATGAGATTTTATGTTGTCAACACAGGTCTTGAAAGGTTATTGAAATTCAATTACTTAGCAGGCGTAGCAGATATTCCGAACTATTTTTATAGACATGGTGTAGACCAAGTGTTGAACTACTCTGATGGTGTCAACATATTGGTACCTTTATATTTGGAGGTAACTGCTATAAACAAAAACACAACTCCAACTATAACAATAGCAAATCATGGTTTGTCTGCAACGATGGAAGTCATTGTTAAGAATTCTAATTCTCAAACATCTGTAGATGGTGTAGATGCAAGCATTGCCGTACCTTCCGTAAATACAATTACAATTAGTGGAACAGGCAATACTTCTAGTGACGCACTAACAGGCGATTATGCAGAAGTATACACTCCAATCGATATTGCAATATTGAAAAACGCAAGAAACAATTCAGGTAGGCTACTTGAGCTTGCAAGTCCTGATGGTACAACTGCAAATCTATATTCAAAAATGAAAAAAGATTATGAGTTGCTTGCAGGACGTTCGGGACTATTTATTTTTAGAAAAAGATGGGTGGATGGGGCAACTATACCTAACGTCGTTCAGGTCATTGAGTATTCTGCTGGTGCTAAAGTTGGAGATTTAGCTAAAAGAATTACTTATGTATACGCAACTGGCGATACAGACAATGATGCTCCAACTGAAATCACCGAAACTCCCCATCGTTTGAGAGCAGCAGATTTGATTTCACCAGATTGGACACAGGCTAATTAATGGAAAAAACTATTGAATTAATTTGGTTGGAAGATGGTCGTAAAGGAAAACGTGTAACATCTATTGATGGGAACACCAAAACTGTAGAATTGTATGTAGAACCAGAATTGCCTAAATATCTAGAAAAAAAGATCGTCGAATACAAAGAGCCAGTTATAGTTAAAAGAGAAGTATTTGATTACAATGAAGATGGACAAATCATTGATTCTTCAATAGAACACATTGAACATCCTTTAGAAGAAAAAGAAGAAGAAAACGTTAGTGCGTTGAAAAACGATGAAGACAATTATGTAACTAGATACGATTTGAAAGAAGCATTACTTAGAGTTGTAAGGATTTTAACCAAAGAAAATGTCAACGTTTCTGCTTCCTCAATTATTGAGAAAAAAAAGAATAAAAAATCTAGTTTTGTAAAATTCGATTTTTTATGGGGGATAGTAATCATACTAATAGGAATATTAGCATATATTATTTTAACCTAAACTCCCCATTTTGATTTTATTTTATTCCAAAAATCTTTTATTTTTTTATCTGTATCTTTTTTCATTTCTTCTTTTTTGATTTTAGTAGTATTCTTTTTTACTTTTAATGCTGAATTGTACAATACATTAATCATATTCTCCCATGTGTCGTCTGGAACGTATATGTGTAAATCCCCACCGAAGTCTTTATAAACCTCTTTTCCAGCATGTCTTATAATTAAAACTTTTTCTATAATAGACTGTTTTATTTCCAAATTAAATCCACTTCTAAGTCCATTGTAATAATACCCAAGCATTGCTGGTTGTGTGCGATCTATGTTATAATTTCTTTCTTGCCACTCACTAGAATAAGGTTCTTCCAAAAACGTCCCGCCACTTTCAAGATAATAAGGCATTTCATTTTCATTTGGTTCATCATCTAGATTGTAGACATCCATAGCTTCATATTTTTCTGAAAATCCTCCAATATCATGAAGCACCATTGGTTGTCCTAAGTTTTTTGCTATACAAATGCCCTTTATGGACAAATTCTTTTTGGCCGCTTCTATTGTTCTTTGTTCTTGAATTCTTTTTTCTTTATCATTCATATTAATAGATATTAGTAAAAGGAGATTTTATGTCAAAATTCAAATATTTAGTTAATGACCCTACTACCCCCAATTTGGTAATTGATACAGAAATTCCAGAATCGACATTCCCCAACATTCAAGTTGTTGGTAAGCCTAGAAAGGGTATACCAAAATTTGGGTCTGAAAAATCACAAGCAACTGGATGTTATGTAACGTTAACTAATTGCATAAATTTAATGCAACACACTTTAGATCGTCCTTTTCAAAAATGGGCTGCTGTCGACACACTAAAAGCGTATCCTAGAGCCGGTGAAAACATAAATGCTTTTTATGATAGAAAATCTTTAAAATTCTTTTATCACACTGCTGAAGATAAAACAATATATACGGCGGATTCAGCAGACATTGTTGCCCACGAATTGGGACATGCTATATTAGATGCATTGAGAAAAGATTTGTGGGCATTGCCATCATTAGAAACTTGGTCTTTTCATGAAGCTTTTGCTGACATTACAGCTATTTGCTCTATCATGGAATATGATTCAGTCATAAAGTACGCTTTAAAAGAAACAGATGGTAATTTGATGGGAACCAACGTTATTTCTAGAGTAGGCGAAGAAGTAGGCATATTGATATACAAATCTACCCAAGGCAAAAACAGGAATTGGCACGATTCTTTACGAGACGCCACTAAAAAATTCAATTATATAAATCCTGCATTTTTAAATGAAAATGCCCCACATGATGAACTAGCTGCTGAATGTCACAGTTTTGGCAGAGTTTTCGTTGGAGCTTGGTATGAAATTATGGTAAGGATTTTCGAAAGAGAAATGAATTCGCAATCACCAGAATTGGCTTTAATAGAAGCTAGAAACCAATTGTTAAAATGCTTTTTACTCGCTTCCAAAAAAGCGCCAAGAACCAAGAATTTTTTAAATGGTGTTGCAAAAACCATGCTTGCTATAGAGCGTCGTAATGGCGGAAAAAATTCAGATATCATGCGAACGGTGTTTACGCAACGTAAAATTATTGAACAAAAAGTTTCTATGCTTTCTGGAAAAAAATGGTCTGACTTAGACTTTGAACCAAATGAGATATATGAACATCCTACAGGCACTATAGCAAAATTGTCTACAAACAAAACTGTTGTTTTATCTGATTATATGGTTCGCTCATTAAGTAAAAACGAAAACCCTTTATTCAATTTGGAAATAGAAATACCAAATGATATTTATTTTGAGTTTGATCAACATGGGAATTTAATTGAAGAAATAAGAAGCGAAGAAGAAGATTGTTTAATTGATGCTGCGTATTGTTTAAATTCCATTTATGAGAACGAAGAAGTAGAATTTAACCAAGATGAAAATTTGAACATTGACAAAAAGTGGTTTGTGAAAAATGGAAAACTGATTAGGAATTTTATCGATTAAAGCTTCAAAATTTCTTTTAAAGTGCCTATTTCATCTAAATTTCCCGGACGGCCTGTGGGGAGATAGTCTATTCTATTTAATTCTTTATCAACTAGAGAATAAAACAGTTCAGCAAATTGTTTGTCGCCTAAAAAGTTTATTCTAACGTTTAATCTTGTGATGTTAAGATCATAATGTTCAATGTGGATTTTAAATTTGTTATTCCCCCCTGCCACAAATTTATAATCTTTTTTATTGGGAGGCAATGTTTTTTCTATTTCCATATCCATTTTTATTGAAGCACGTCTAGCTGCTCGATATACTACTTTACTGTCATAATAATAGAATTTGTGTGCTTCGCCATCTCGCCAAATCACATAAGCATCTATTAAGGGACCAGCTACTGCTTTCAATGGGGTAAGTGCAATGCATCCATTGAAAGAAATAGCTATAAAAATTAAAAAAATAGTTTTAAAAATTGTTAATCGCATTCTATTTAATATGTATCAAAAACTAATTCAAAATTAAGGAGAAAAAAAATGGCGCATACTAAAAGTGTTTGGGACGACGACAACGAAGATAGCATTTGGGACGGTGACGATTTTGATGATGATGATTTCGAAGATGATGATGAAGATGAAGATGATCTTTACTATGATATTGATGATGACGACGATGAAGAAGAATGGGAAGACGATGACGAAGAAGAAGAAGACGAAGAAGACGAATGGAATGATTTATAGTTAAATGAATTTAGGAATAGAATATTTAATTAGGTCTGGAACTATTGGGAATATTGTAGAATACCCAATTACTGTATTTCTTATTGGTAGATGGGTGAAAGAAAGATTGGTTATACATTTAGACAAATTAGATGATGGCTGGTATGTAAAACAGTGGAAGATTTCAGAATGCAAAAAAGATCAACCATTGCCAGAAATGATCGAATTTTTTACACAAGACCCATTTAACGATAAACGTGTTGTTGTTCCGGGCTATAATATATTTAGTTATTTAGAAAATCCCATACCTACAAACTACAACACTTACAACAATCCTATTTCAAAAAATCTTTATGAAAAGTTTTACGACGAATTTAATTCATCCAAACAACATTTAAAAGCAAAAAAAAGATGGTTGTGGCATGCGTTTACCGATATATATTATCCAGACATATCCGAGATAAATAAGATGTTATACAGTAAATTGTTTTCTTTTACTGTAAGTACGTATAATATGATTATGTTGGAACAACAAAAGCTTATATTAGACGAACATCCTAAAGAATGGAAGATTTGGAGATTATGGGAAAAGCATCTCCTTCTGGATGAAAAAATCCCCGGCGAGCTTTTGTTCTCTTGTGCTTTCGATTCTTCTTAGAAACCACCGGAGGCAGTTGTCCGTCTTGGTTTTCAGGATCAGCGTTGCCTTTACCGTAATGAACTGGAAAAGCCCCTGTTACGCCCATCTGGTGTGGCATAGGGGCTTTTGTTATTATCCCGCTATCATGAGATATTTCATTTAACCATTTTTTAAAAGATATGTTCATCGCTACTAATATATAGTACTATGAACTGGAATGGATTAGTAAAAATATTAGAAATAAAACACCTGAATAAATCAGGTGACACTATTTGGTCTGACAACAATTTGAAAAATATATTTCACACAGAAGGTGAAGCTTTTATGTTAGGTGCGGTTTTTACTGGCAATGACATACCTGATAATTTTTATTTTGGGTTGGACACAAGAAGTAGTTTAGCAGCAACAGATACGATAGCAGATATAACTAACGAGCCTTCTGCAAGTACAGGCTATATCAGACGACCTATTGCATCCACAGGGCAGTTTACATTAACTACCATTAGTGGCGTAACTCAAACAAATAGTCCCGTATTAACTTTTTCGGCTGGTGCTAGTGGATATCCATTAGCAGTTAAGAATTTGTTTTTGACAACAGCTAGTGACGACAGTGGTCAATTGATATCTAGCGTGCCATTTACTTCGCCAATATCTGTAAGTTCGAATGAATCTATCAGTATGCGAATAGGACTTTCTTTACGAGATTGTCCTAGTTAAAGAATTTTCCAACTGTTCTGTTGTTGAGATATCAACAGTATGACAACAATTAATTCTTTCTTTACCTTTGGTGCGATGATATTCTTTAAAAGACAATATCCCATTTTCGCCTCCATATTTTTCATCTAAAAGATAATATGGATTAGGGGGTGGAACTTCATTTTTTTCGAATTTTTCTGGTTTTGGAAGATTAATTTTAAAGCCATCTTTGGTCAATAATATTGGAGAATCTTCAGAAGTATTTGTTAAGATATATTTAACAAATACTTCTTGTGCAGGTTCAGAAGTTTTGCCTTTGTTGTACCAAACAGATACGCAAACACCTGTTTTCTCTATTGTTTTTCCAGATACAAGATTGGTTCTTTCCAAAATATTTAAAAATATATTATGATGAATAGTAACAGTAATCATTTAAGTTAACCTATAAAAAGGACATATTTTACGCCAGTCACATCGGTTGCAGTGTTGTCCAACATTTCCCCAAGCATCGTCTTCTGGCATGTTTTCTATTTCTTTATATGTATCTAATAATAAAGTCTGTACGTTGTCTAAAGTTTTTTCACTAAAACTGGCACCAAGCAACTCGCCACCTTCTAAATAATACAGTCCAGCCGTTATTTTTTTTGCTGGAACTTTAAATAAATTTCTCACAACCATTGCATATGTTTGCAATTGAAGATCGGAAGTTATGTTTCTTCTAGTTTTTCTAAATTTATTCTTTTTAGATGTTTTGTAATCAAAAATAAAATACTCGTCATTTTTGATCACTAGCCTATCTATAAATCCTCTAACTTTTCTTTCATTAGGCGGGTCTATATCATAAAGGAATTCGTATTCGACCATTCCTTCAACCCCTATTTGGTCTGTTAATTTCTGTACAGATTTCAAATGTTCTGGCATTCTTTTTTTGTAATCTGGTGGTAATTTTGGAGCAAACACATCTTTATTTTTTACAATATCATAATCTATAGGTACATCCCCATCTAAAACACTTTTAGTGACTTCTGATAAGGTTTTATCGCCTTTAGATTCAACATAGATTTCCGCTATTTTATGGACTATTTTTCCATATATGAAACAGAAAGGTTCTTCTTCTATTGAATCAAGTTTTAGATGATATTGATATTTATATTTCTGCTGGCACTCTCGCCAGATGTTTAAACGACTTACTGATATACTCTTGATACGCATAGTGAGAAATTGTATACTATTTAAACTAGGAAAGCAATAAGGAATTTTGATGTCTATTAAATTTGATAAATTTTTATCTTGGTGTGAATCTAGGTGGGATGGCGATGTTGTCGTAAAAGGAAATGAGATAAAGTTAAATTCTATTTTTGTAGAAGATGATTTCAAACATCATTTATGGTGCAACCCCTATGGTGGCAAATTAGGAAGCAAAGAACGCCCCTACGGAGTTTATCGTTGCTTTAAAAGCGATAAAGTTGGGACGTTAGTCAGTCTCGTAATGGAGGTTGATAAGTGTCCATTTGATGAAGCTTTAGAAACTTTAGGAACTGGCGAGTACAACCTAGAAGAACTAGAAGAAAAAATAAAAGACTTTTTCAAAAACAAAAGACAAAAACCAGTTGAAAATGAAGTTTTAAAATCTGGTCTTGATCTTCCAGAAGGGACTTATCGAATTTCAGAATTGCCAGAAGAAAACTATTTCAGAACAGAAGCAGAAATATATTTAAATTCTAGAAAAATGCCAATTGATGATTTTATGATTTGCACTGACATGTCGACACAATACGGAAATAGAATTTTGATTCCATATTTTGATTCAAAAGGCATGTTGATATATTTTAATACTAGATTCATTGGAAACAATAAAAAAGCGTTAAGATATCTTGGTCCACCTAAAGAAATAGGCATTGGTAAAAGTGATGTCGTCTTTATGACCAATTGGCCAAAACAAGGAAGTCCTGTTTATTTGGTCGAAGGAGAATTTGATGCAAAGACACTTCACTTGGCCACAAAAGAAGCAGGTGCAGCTTTAGGTGGCAAATTTATATCGGAAAAGCAAATGGGTTATATAGAAGGACTTATGCCTGTTTTATGTTTGGACAACGATCAATCAGGGGTCAAAGCATTATTGGACATTGGCGACATGTTGTTGAAAAATGGATTTAAAAAAATGAAATATGTCTTTCCGCCAAAAAAATATAAAGATTGGAATAAAATGTTAGAAGATTCATCTTTAAGATTAATCGATTCGTACATTAAAAGCCAAATACGCAGTTTTGAAAAAGACACAATATTAAATAAATCAATACGGAGTATAAGATCAAAATGAATATAGAATATTTTAAAGGCAAGCCATGCTCAATAATAACAATTACTACAAACAGGAACTTTAAAGAGGAAAATCCTGAAACTTATTTGAAACAAATAAGCAATTATTATTTAGGTTTCGTGACAGAAATAGACTCAAAGTGGCTTTATTTAAAGCAATTGGGCAATGAGCAAATGACTGCATTTAATTTAGAACATATCGTTGGTATAGCAGAAGAACAAATGGTAGATGCAGAATCAGAAGAAGGAAAGAAAGTTATTGATGAATTGAAATCCATTAAAGAAAATGCTGCTAAAAAGATGAAAGAAAAAGAATTGGAAATCAACAGCTCCCCAAGCAATTCTAATTTTGTCGACATTAAAAAATTGAATACAATAGCTGAACAATTGAAATATGAATCAAAATAGTCTTTTTTTATAACCGCTCCCTAGACTTAGCTGGTCCTTTCACCACGTAAAAATAAATATATTATTAGTGCCAACATCATAGATAAGATATATAAATAGATTTTGGTGAATATATGAAAGATACTTCTTTTTTTAATTATGTGTTAAATACAAAACGTTCAGATAAGTTTGATGAACAAATGGAATCAGCCTTAATCCAGTTAATGGAAATGCCGATTCCCCCTTTAAAAATAAAACAAGGTGATGAAGAAATAGTTCATCATGTTTCTACTAATTTACCCCCTCACTTCGACAAATACGATATATTTTATCTATATCAGTTTCCGCCGCCGCAATGGGCTGCTGCCATGAACTATCGTTATACTAATTTACTTGTTAGGGCTAAACAAGCACAAGAAAAAGGTAGAGAGTTCAATGATATTCAGAAAATACCTTTAGCTGGTAAAAGAGGGGCAACAAACATATACAATGTTAATACCTTCGTTAATCATTTGCTTGACAAATTTGAAAGAGCTATTGATATAGAACCTTTAAGGGGTGAAAAACTCACACCAGATCAGAAAAAAGAATATGCGAGAAAAGCCGCCGAATATAAAAAGCAAGGTATAGACAAAGGTGGATTGATAGGTGCCGATTTAAGCGATGCAAAAATGCGTGGAGGTATTGGTGGCGTAGCTGTTGCTAAAGGATGGCGTGGTTCTAATTACCAATCCATGAGCAAGGCAATTAATGGGTGGAAAAGAAACACACTCTTATTAGACCCTGAAACAAAATTTGGACAAGACAATATTAGAATGGATTCTACGGGGAAGCAAGGAGAAACAGCTTATTTTAATTCTCATAAACTAGAAAGCATTCGCAATCAAATGTTAAAAGCAGGAGTGCCAGAAAGCTCCGTGTTTAATGTTCAAAAGGCATCAGAAAAACATCCTGATGGTGGTGTTTTTTGGGGGTACGAAAGAAAAACCAAAAAAGGCAATGATTACGTTGAAAGTGATGTAAAAGATTTGCCTGCGTTATTGCCCGGTAAACAAGTGCATTCTAAAACTTTTAATAGATTTGAAGATGTGCAAAACAGAATAGACTTTATTCGTAAATTAATTAGCGATGACGAATCTTTGGATGAATTCATTAGAACCGATTATAATAGTTCTGTAAATCTGATACAGCAACAATTAAATACGGGTAAAACCACTAAGCTCACAATGCAGCAATATCAAGAAGCAAAGTCTTATAAAAAGCTTAAGCTTTGGTTGAAGTCAAAAAAAATAAATATTAAAGACAAAGAAGAAGTCAAAAAGTATTTAAATGATTATATTGATAGTAGGTTGATGCCTCTAAGAAAACATGTAATTAAAAACGCTAAAAGGCTCGACGCATATGATTATGCACATGCAGCTTTTAGTGGCGTTAGAAATTCACATGATCCTCTAAAAGTTGGCATGGAGAACCCTCTTTATATAGGTAAAGAAAAATATAGCTTTGGCAATATATGGTCTGGATATAGAACAGTTGGTGGTTTCAACGTAGGAAAAAACCAAAAAATGATGTACCATTCTGATCCAAAAGATTGGGAAGAATTGGAACCTTTTTTCGGTGGTCCAGTAGAAGGCTCTGCTAAGTCTTATTTAAAATCGGATGATGTAGAAGAAATTAAAAAAGATACTAATGAATATTTAAGAAAATTAAAAGAGAAAGTGACTTCTAATGAAGATTGCGTAGATTGGTTTGTTGAAAATGGGGGCGTGGAAAATCTAACGGCGCATGACTTAGAAGATTTGCCTAATGCAGAAAAAGGGTTAAAGACTGCCATTGAAGCAGAACCTGAAAACGTACCTGATTTAGCTAGAAAGTACTATAATGAATTAGGGAGAACTTCTAAAGGTTATAAAAATTTAGGTGAGCATGATAATCCTGAACAAGAAGTAAAAATTTCAGCTATTGCACAGGCTGTAAATAGTCAAATAGGCAAAGTAAAAGACCGTAGTCTGAAAGCGGCTTTAGAAATAAACAAGCCTCAAATAATGTATAATGTAATTGCATATGTAAGAAGAATAACAGCCAATCCTGCATTTCAAGAATTTTTGGAAAAAATGAGAAATGGTTCTTCTGCAACTGAAAAGCATAAATCAGGCACATATTTGTGGTTGCATCTTCGTTCAAAAGTAATGACCTACTTAACGTTAATTACTCAACTTGATATTGACGGCACAGGAACTAGAAGATTAAAAAGCAAAAACGTAAGTGCATCAAGCAGCGAAGGCATGGAAACAGCTTTGCAGGTTATGCAGAAAGAAAAGAAGCAAATAGACCGTTCTGCTTTTGACGATCATAAAAAAGGATTGTTAGATTCGGAAACGAAAATGCTTTATCGAAAGAATATTCCTGCATCTGATGCTTTATCTGCCGATTTTGCAGGACACTCATTTGCTAACTTGTTTGCAGCTATTAACAATATAAAAAGTTCGGCACCGGGAAACGTGTCTGAAAAAGATATGATAGCAAATATTGCTGGTGCTGCATTAATGCATCACTATTTTGTTAAAAGATTTGAACTTGCCAAAAAGCAAAAAGGAGAGGCTTTTAATGAAAAAGAAGCTAATGAATTTGCTAAAGAAGAAATGTATAAAACATTTAAAGGAAGACAAGAATCTGGAAACAATACTCCGCAACAATCTCCTGATAAAGAAGTCGCCCCAAAACAGACGGATTCTTTATCTATAAGGAGAGATTTTGTTAATCGAGTGAAAAGTTCGTTTGAAAACGGAATAGAAAAATGGAAAGACAATCACGTTTTAGAATTATTTGAGCAGTTTGCATTAGAAAAAATCTATGAAATTGCTAAATCTGTCAATCCATCAATAGGGGATTTAGAGCAATTTGTTGATAATTATATGAAAATGGACTCACCACCAGCCATGACTCCACAAATTAAAGCTCAAATAGACAAAATGGGCATGCAAGCACAAGGTGGCAAAAAATTTGCTACTCATCAAATGGACATACCTAAAAAGATGGTAGATGTCATTTCTTTATACTTTACAGGAAGTGTGTATTTTGGACAAGCAGAAAAAGCTGCTGCACAATCAGCACCAGTTTATATGCAAGGTGGATTGACTCCTGATGAACAAGAAAGATTTAAAGCAGGTGTTAAAGACACAGAGTTAGAATTAAAGAAGTTTAATAATAATGAATCTTTTGAAGTAGAGCTTGATATGTTGAAAAACAAATTTAAGCTTAGATGAAAATTATTTTGCTATATTATTAAAAAAGCCGCATAATGCGGCTTTTTTAATAATATTATTTCATTTTGTTTTTCAAAAATTCTACTTTAGCTTTTTTGTCTTTTATTCTTCTAGATTCTAGTATATATGCGTAACGTCTATGATCATCCCCTGAAAGTCTTCTTTTAACCTCATCAAAATCACTAAAATCATCATCTACGTCACTCATATCTGGTAAAGGATCGGATTTTCTAACATCAATGCCCGGAAGATGTTTTTCTAATATATCAGGATCAGATTTGGCTTGTATAATAAAATCCTTCGCAGCTTTTGTAAGATCAGCCCCTAAGTGTTCTTTGAAATCAGAACTTATTTCACTAATATTTTTATCAATGTCCCAAGGACCAACGCCATCCATTATTTTCTTTAAAACTATTATTGCGTCCAATATAGAATCCATGCCTATAAGTCGACCTGATTTTAAAGATAGCCCATATTCTTTAAGAGTATTTCTTTTTTCTTTTGCATCGTCTACAATTGTCAATTTAACGCCTAATTCTTCTGCTTTATCTTCATCTAGCACTCTATCAGAAGGTTTGCTAGAATCTTCTTGAGCTTTTGATTTGTTGTTAGAAACTGTAGGTGCTTTTTCGGCACTCTTTGTTGGCTCTACTTTCCCATCAGACGCTTGAGCCTTGTCAGGTTCAGCAGTAGTATTTACATTTGCATCTGCGTCTGGTGTTGTCTCAAAAGGAGGCGTCGATGTTGTTTTGGATGACGACGTTGCCTTTTTACGATTAGTTTTTGGTTCAACATCTGGTTTAGATGAAGCTGCAACATCTGGTGCTGTTTCAAAAGGTGGTATCGACGTGGCCTTACGGCGAGCTTTTGGCTTAGAAGATGCTGTTTTCGGCACATCTGATATTGGTCTATCTTCGATATCAGGTTCAGAATACCCGCCATCATCTGGTCCTTCAAATGGCTTTCTTGATTTTGGCGTACCCGAACTTGTGCTTGTGCTTGATTGGGGTGGCAAATCTATTTTAGAAGAAGAAGCACTAGAAGCATTAGAAGTAGGAATATTTGATCTGTAGTTTGCCAATGTTTCCATATCCATTTTTGAAACACTATTTCTTTTATTTTTCAAATGTTTAAATATCAAAGACCTCAAATCATATTTAAACTTATTTGTCACATCTGCTAATAAATTTTTAAATTCAGCTTTATATTCAGATTCTTGTATAACCAAATCTTTTAAACAAACTTCTATTATTTTTTCGCCAAGTTCTAAAGATTGATCTTTTATTATTTTATATTCTTTTAAAGAAAAGTTTTCTTTAACGTTTTCCCAATCTGGATTACTAGGGTGATCTCCATACCACAGTTTCCTAACAAATCCTCTCAATCCATGTTTGATCCAAGGAAGTGATTTGTTGTTGTTAGAAGGTGTGTTTTTATTGCTGCCTCCTGTTGGATTGTTGCCAGCATTTGCTGTAGTATTTTTTAAATAATCTACACTTTTGCTAAAAATATTAGCAAGATCATCTTGAAGGCCATTGACCAATTTGTCAACATCCACGTAGAAATTATTTAACAATTCCTTATCTGAATATTCCATTATAGACGTATCTTTTTTATTTAAATTAGTTTTCATTATATTTTATATATGAAATGCCATAATAATTATCTTGAACTATTATAATTGCCTAGTTTTTTTAATGACATTAAACAAGAATCGAATCTGTGATATTCACTGGTTAAGTAGTCCATTGTTAATTGTTCAAATTCTCTTTCCTCAGCAACGGGTATTTCAAATAAAATTGTTCTTCCATCGGCATCCTTTCCAGATACTTTATAACCATGCATTAAAATGTATGCGCTTGCACCTAAATCATTAACTTTTTTTATTATCGTTTTATCCATTTTCTTTCTTTCTTTCTTTTCTGTGTTTGTATGCAATTGACTAAGATTATAAGTCATTTTTTGCTTTGATTTTTAATATGTTCCAAGAATCCAGACATTATGTAATTGAAATTTTCCTCATTAGAAAAATTGTTTTTGGCTTTAGATGCATCGAATAGTTCTATTAATTCTTTTTCCATAAGATAATCTTTTCTTTTTGTTTTTGATAAAAAACTCCAGATAATATTTGTTCCTTCTGTAACAACAAATGCTTTGTATTCAGGTTTTTCATTTCCTATTATATATTTTTTAATATATTCAGGAATTGTTTCACCTGCCTTTATTCTGTTTTCGACATAAGAATCATTGTTTCTCCATTTTTTATTAACTTCTCTTACATCTATTGTTCCAACTTGTTTCCCATATTCATCTTATACTATTTCTTTTTTTATTTTGTCTCCCATATTAATTTTGTATTATTTATTTTTTTATGTTGTTTACCCCTGTGAGTTTTCGGCGGCTATAAGGCATCCTCTAGCAACGGAATACAATGGATCATCTGCCCTTCTAACCTCGCCTAGCTTGATTGGCAGATTCGCCTTTTCTATTGACTCTTTAAATATTTTATCAAACCCTATTGGTTGGCTTGTGCCACCTGCAACCACTATGTCAATAGGCTTGTCTGCCGCTCTAGCATCATTATTTGAATTTTCTAATCCTTTTTTGATATTCATTACTGTCTTTTGTATCATTATTTGGTATTGGGCTTTTATTGCATTCATTACCAATGAATCTGTATCTTCTAATAAATTAAGTTTTAATTTTTCTTGATTTATAAAAGCTGGTGTCTCTCCAGTAACTTTAGCTGCTTGTTTGTCAATCCAATCCCCGCTATTAACCATACTGAATTCAAATACGGGTGCGCCAAAAATAGCAAAACAAAGATTCACCATTCCTGATCCACAAGACACGCCGATGCCTGTGTAAGCTGTTTTAGCCAATTCCGCATAAATCAACGCTAATGCTTCATTAATAGGATTGGGAGTGATGCCCATGCCATCTTTGTTTTCATACGCCTTAAAAATGGCTGAAAGTACATGAGAGTGATAGTCAGCGTCGGTTTCTTCATTAATGGCATTTGCTGGAATGCTATAATAAAAAGGTTCTTTGGGATCAACATCATCACCAATCAAATTATGCATCATGATTGACATTATTTGTTGTGCATTTTTTTCTTTTGGATTCAAACACCCATGTTGCATAGGTCGTTTTAAATCTAATTGGTTCATCGTATACGCCATATTGACTGCTGCTTCGCCAAGAGCATAAGCAACATCTGAATCTGGCCTTTCTATTAAAGGAACCCCTGCTTGTTTCATCATGTTGAAAACGAATCTATTTTTAAGAGGAAGCTCTATAAAAGCATTAACTTCTCTTTTATAAATAAATTTATTTTCGCTATTGCGTTTACAACAAATTAAATTATAAGTACCTGCATCAAATCCTACACTCATTCTATTCATCCTTTCCAAACTTTATTTTATCTTTAGAAGCTTTAAAATCGGGAACAACAAAACCAGTTTCATCATCATCTTCTTTTTCAATTTGAATTTGCTGCTGGTTTTTGTTTTTCGCTTCTTGTCCGCTTACTGCTATGTTTATACCATCGCTAGTTAGATTTATATTTAAATCTAATTGAATGGTAATATTACATTCACCATTTTTTGTAACAACGCCTGCATTTTTTTTAAAAGCTACCATTTAATTATCTATGCTAAACTAGTAAGCAAATTCTATTTTAAAACTTGCTTGCCATGTTTTTTTAACATTTTAGAAACTCCATCTGTAATCATTTCTATTGTGAGTTCGGTTATACAAGGTTTTGGATTAGAATTAGATTTTGGGCAATTTTCCCAATTGTAACAAGGTCCGCAATCCCAATCCCCATTATCTCTATGCTTTTGTACTAATTCAAAATCATAATATTTCCCATATACTTTCCCATCCGCAAATGAAAATATTCCAGTTAAAGGTTTTCCCAATCCCCCTGCTAGATGAAACGCACCTGTATCTACAGCAATCACATAATCAGCAGCATTAATGACCCCTGCCCATTGTTTCAATCGTACTCCAAAAATCCCCGGCACTTTTAAATCATCTAATTCATTTATAGGTCTTAGATGCGTATAAAAGGCAAAAAGATCATTTTTGTTTAAAAAGTCTACCAATCCTTCCATATGATGTTTCAATAAATTCTTGCACTTCATGGCTGAAATCGGACATATGACAACAGAAGGTTTGTTTTCTTTGTTTATTTTTTTTATTTGTTCCACACCAAAATTTTTCATTTCATCAGAAATGTTAATATGCATGTTGTGATCTGTTATTTCTACACCACAATGATTGGCCCAAATATCACTTCTGTTTTTGTCTGCTAATGGTGAAACTTTTATTTCATGTCTTGTACAAGCAGATGTCGTATCGTAATGATTAATGTAATCTTTAAATTCTATTTTTCTAGATTCTATTAATTCGTCTACATATGGATGCCCACGAACCAGTTCATGATACCTACTTGGACACGCAAAAACTATTTTAGCTTCTGGCATTATTCTTTTAAAATCTTTAAACATCATCATGTGCATTAAAATATCGCCAACACCACCTGCATTGCGAACAATTAGTATTTTATTTTTGTTCTTTTCAAAATCTTTTAAAGAGAATACAGGTTTTTCTAGACCTAATTTTACAAATTTGTTTAGCATGATTTATTATAGTTAAAAAAAAGCAAGCCTCAATTGAGGCTTGCTTTTAAATCATCATTGAACTTTGATAAAACTATTAGCTATTGCAGATAGATTTTACCGAAAGAATAACTTGAACCTTATCAACAGTAACACCAGAGTTTGGGTTACTTATAGCGATTGAAGAAATCGTCAAGTCGCCTGCGTTGAATACTTGAGTAGAGTTAGCCACAACGGTGAAAGTAGCGTCTGTAGAACCGTTGAGTCTTACGCTAATGTCTGCACCACTAGTGGTGTCCAAGTTCTGTATTTCGCAGAAAACAGCATGTCCACCATAAGTGGTCACAATGTCTAGCGACATACCAGTATCACTATAGGTTTCGCCAGCCGTGACAATACCATCAGTGCTTGGGAGCCAAACAACTGGATAAGTGTTTTCGGCCACGTTATCAGAATAAACACTTCCATCGTCGCTAACAATAGTCAAAATCGCATTTTCATCAGTGGATTGACCACCTTCTGAAATGGGTGCGTATCTTTTCCAATAGTTACAATCGGTAAAGGTTTCACCATCGCTCAAAAGACGATTTACTCTATTTGGGCCTAGAATGTAAACAGTACGTTGTTTACTTGTGCCAAATTGATCGCCTAGATTGCCTGCGCTGGCAGTGGATGGATTACGATCCAGTTGCCCTTGGCTGTTGTTGTTCAATTTTACTTTAAATACGCTCATTATATCTCCTAATTAAAGGTGTTTTTGTGTCTTGCCTTCAATTTTATATACGTGTATATATTTAAATGTTTTTTGCAATTGGAAAAATTTCTAAATTGTAAAACAATTCTTTGTATAAATCAGTACCTACCCCTGTTGGAATTAATGAGATTTTGCTATTGTTAATGTAACCTTTTATTATTTCTTCATTTTCTACACCTATAATCCATCCTGCATTTTTATAATTTTGTATTTCTTTATATCCATTATCGCTAGCGAACTGTTTTATTTTTTTAATTTCAGTTTCATTTAACGATCTAGTGGGCAATATTCCGTGTTTGGAAATGTAAAAAGTTTTATTGTTTTCATCAGGAGTGTTTTTTAATGGCAGTATCTTTATGGAAGATTCCTTTATTAGTTTTTGTACAGGGTGTTCTTTCAAATTGCCTTTTATTTTTCTGACAAATGCAAATTCTTTTTCGTTTAAATGTTTTGTCGTCTGTTTTTCATCTTTCAGATATTCATATGAATCTTCTTGGCAATGCAGCCAAATGTCTACGGTTTCAAATTCTTTATTCATTGAAGGACGTAAATACTTTAAAAGAAGCACGTATTCGTTACAACTTCCACTGTATGTGATGCAATACTTGTCTTTTATTTTAATATATTGTGTTAAGGGGATTGGCATATGACTAATAATAATTTAAGTAAAACCGATATTCAAAAAGGCAAACAATCGTTAGTTGATTTTTGTAATCAATTTGGCAATTGGGACGACTGTACTAAATTAGTTTTAGAAGAAGCATTTAAAATTATTTTTGAAGGAAAATTTGAAAAAAATGAAGTATTATCTTTATCTGGCAAAAAGGGACAAAAAGGGGATCAAAGTTCTAACGACGTTTCCGGGGAAGGAATTTCCAGCAACAAAAATAAATGATTTGTCTACACTTAATCTGCCAGAACATCTTGAAAAACCTATAGAAAAAGAAATATATGATAATCGCATGTTGTGGGAGCCGTGGTTTGAAGGTGCGGAATCTTACAATGATCTAGTTGATTCTTTGAAAAAACGTGGCTATAGAAATTTGCCTTTACATTCAGGTAATAAGTATAAGTTTTCTAAACAAAAGTTTGTCAAAAACAAATCAGATATAGATAATCCAAAAATAGATTTAAAAAAAGACCAAAAGAAAACAATGATAAGACGTAAAAATTAAGCTTTTCTAACATGACATCGTTTGATGCTAAATACGCCACTATCGACTTCGATTAAAAAAGTTTTGTCTATAACTTCAATTATTTTGCCGTTGTTTTCACAGAAGTCTTCCGCTATTAAATCGGAATCTGTTCCTTCTTTCATAGACAACTTCTCTACTAATTTGCTTCTATCAAGTTTAGATTCAACTTCTAGTCCTATTAAATTACTTTTAGGCTTTTTTAAAGTAAGGTTGTAATCTTCGTCCCTGTTTTCATTCATCCATTTTCTAAAATTGCTAACCGATATCATCTTTTCTTTCCTTAAAGAATGTGTTTATGTCTTCTAAATTTATATATGAAGCATTTTCAAACTTAATTCCAGAACTATGATATCCTATATTAATTTTTTTATTTTTCATCCAATATAAATTTGCATCTATCAAATTATAAGACTTTATTTGTTGCGGATAGCTTCTAAAACCATTTATGGTTTCCTCACTATAAGGTCTGTTTTCTGTAAAACAATTATCACAACCAAACAAAAATAAATTTTCGACTCCAAAATAATATGCGATAGATATAGCTGCACATATGGGATTTCTATAATCGTCTATTTTGTGATTATATGAAACATTAGGGCCAGAATAGCTTGAAGTGTTGATTGGAGAATAAATGTATTTGTTGTTTTTATAATTTTTCAAAAAAGAATGGTTTGTTCTGGTAGATGCTATACATCTAGGCCAATAACGATTCTTCAAAGGAAAAAAATTATTGCATTCTTCATAAGGATTGTTCACTATATAAAACAATATTGCTTTTTTTTCTTCTTCGGGACAATTGTCTCCAACTAACTCCCAATATTTAAGCGCATTGTTTACAGCTAAAACTTTCACATCAGATGGTAGAGACGATAAAACTTTATGTTTGTTTTTAAAATCAAATCCGTCTGATACTATTAAAATATTTTTATAATAAAAATTTTCTGTATCAAAATTAGGATATTTTTCTTTATTATTTTTAAATTCATTTTTGTAAACCAATTGAAAATCATCAGAAGGGATTAGGTTTTTATTTAAATCTATAAATGGCACAGATTCCTTTGTGAAATCTCGCACCCAAGTATCATTTGCTAGCAAATAATCGTTTCTGTTTGAATGTTTTTTTATTATCATCTTTTGCAAGGTATAATAGCGAAGCATGGTAAATCTTCACCATCTTCATTTTTAAATGCATTTTCGTCAAATTTTATTGGAATTGGTGAACCTTTATAAACTAAAGGTATTTCCAAACCATCTGGAACATTAATGTCGATAACCGATGGCAGAGTACCGTTTAATTCAATGGTAGAAGGAATGCCTGTTACTTTGATTTCATTGACCATTCCAATAATTTCTATTTGCGATGGAATTGTATTAATCAATTCTAATAATATTGTGTCTGGTAATCCAGACGTGTCAAGTTCAATAGATTTTGGCAAATCGTTTTTCAACTCAATGTACTCAGGCAATGAGTGAGTCAACATTATTTCTTCTGGAATGTTTATTGTTGACCTTAATTCTATTACACTAGGAATAGCACTAGCGTTTATTATTATTTCTGTAGGTATGTCATGCACCACTTCTATGGTATCAAACTCTGGTACTACGACCTTGATTTCAGAAGGAATTGGCATATCTGCAAACTCTACTTGTATTGCTTCTTCGTCAAACAACGTATCTATAAATTCTTCGTCATTCATCAAAGAATTGACTCTTTGGGATTTAGAAAGTCCTTTAGCATTATTTTTTAATGCCGACGCACCAGAACAACTTACAGTCACCACACAAGACAAAGTGGGTGGAGTTCCCCACTCAACAGATACTTCTGGCACAGGGGACCAATCAATGCTTATTGAAGACAAACCAGTTGAATTTATTAAACTAACAACAGAAAGTTCAGTAGCGTCCACCAAATTAATAGTTGACAAATCTGTTGCGTTTATCAAACTGATAACAGAAAGTTCTGTTGCATCTATTAAACTAATGATTGATAAATCTGTTGCATCTATAAGAGATATTTCAGATGGCAGACTACTTGTATCTAAATCTATAGTATCACCAGAAACTGAAATCACTGATGGAATACTATGCACAATCGAAATTTCAGACAATCCAAGAGCGTTTATAAGAGATATTTCAGACGGCAAGCCGCTACTATCTAAATCTATAGATGATATATTTGCTATTAAAGATATATTGGACATCACAGGCACTACCAAGGAAATGTCTTCAAACGATGGGACTATAAGAGAAATATCATTAAAAGCAGGAATAGAAACGTTTATGTCTGGAATCGTAGGGACTATCAACGATATATCACCAAATTCTGGAACTATTAATGATATATCATTGATGGTTGGTGCAACTATTGATATGTCGTTAATGACAGGAGCAATAATTGATATATCACTGAGTATAGGAGGAATTATTGATATATCACTGATAATAGGAACTATCAATGATATGTCATTAATTGCAGGAACAATTAAAGATATATCATCTATGGTCGGCACAATCAGAGATATATTTGGGATATCTGGTATGATCAATGATTCGACCGATATAACTGATCCAATCAAGGATATTTGATCTGGCGTAATCAAAGATATAGTTGAAGGAATATCAGCAATAACGTCAATCGATATCGGAATATCATGATCTATGCTTATTACAGAAGGGATGTTTAGATCACTAATTGAAATAAGCGAAGGAATATTGGGATCATTAATTGAGATAGATGAAGGGATGTCAGGCCCGTCTATTGAAATTAATGAAGGAATATTGTCAATTATAGTAATAGTACTAGGAATTGTAGGCAACAAAGTAATCAAACTAGGAATAGGTGGTACAATATCTATTTTTGTTGGAATTTCAATTGGTCCTGTTAATCCTATGTCCAAACAAGGTGTAATTATTGGAGGCGTAGTAAATGTAGTTTCTGGTATTTGTAATTCTGGTATAACTACAGGAGCAAAATCTGGCAATGCTGGTATAGGTATGCTAAATTCTTCTTGTTCCGCAGGAATTTGTGGTTCTTCTGAATTTTCTCTAACAATGGGTGTTTGTATAACTTGACACTTATCATTAGAAATAGTTATAATCGGATCAATAGTAGAATTTACGCCATATTTATGTGTGCCAATTTGTTCAGTAGTTGTGAAATTTCCATCTCCAAAATCTATTCTGAAAAAATTAAAAGAGCCAGTAATAGTAGCTTCATATCTAATCACTGTTCCTTCGCAATTATTGGATTCAACAGTGTCTTCTTCAAATCTGAAAATAACATCTGGACATCCAATATCGTCTATGCAAACTGTTTCTTCTTCTAGATTTCTGATACGCCAATCTAAAGTGTTTTCGTTTATAGATGACGTTTCTCCGATAAATTGTTCTATATTTATTACAGCGTCAGCTAGTTGATTGTGATGCTCTGCTACAACAAATCCTCTAACTATTTTATCCGATGCGTTATAATGAGTTTTTGTGCCACCTAAATTTCTAGCACATTGTTTTAGAGTATCAATTTTTCCATTTGAATCTTTATCAACAGAGTCGTAATAAAAAAGCTCCCCGTCTAAATTAGCAAAACCATTTTCGCTCCATTGTTCTGCCGCATCGCTTGCAACTGGTGTAATTGCTATTTCTTCCGCCCAAGGGTCGTTCGCTTGTGTTAGTTTGGCTTCTGATGTGTTATACACGAGGTATAGCGTTCTGTCAGTGTCGATAGCTAAAGGAAAAGAAACAATAGGTGGAAATGCAACTGCCATATATCTATTTAATACACTCCCATAATAAATTGCGTTCCTGTTGGTCTAGTTCCTATACTTGAAAAAGTATTATCTGTTCCGTTGTACTTTATAAACACACTCGTATTGTAATCGAAACTTAAATAAGCTGTTCGTTCATTGTCACTAGCAGCTAGTAAAGTGTTTTCTTCATTATCAAAATTGGATGTTGAAGTATTTTGCACCCCTCTAAAAGCAATTGCAGACACTGTTCCTGTTTCCCATGACATAGATGTATCGTTAAAAGCCGAAACACTTCCAGAGTTATTAAAGAAAAACAATCCATTCACCAATGCAACCAACTGTCCTTCTTTTTTTGTTACTCCCGGCATATCTGTTAATTTTGTAATATTGACAAAAGGCTCCACTACAGTACCTTCTGTTTTGTAGAAGTTTCTTAATCGGAAAAAATCTCCAACGCCACTGTTTCTTAAAATATAACCGGATTGATCTTTCCATGCGGTTCTATACACAGAAAATCTTCCAGTAGTAGGCTCGCCTGCAACATAATTTTCTGTAATATTGTCCCTTATTTCTTCCGCACCGTTTTTATAATTGTCTATTTTAAGTTGTGTGCTTGTTACTGTGAAACTGGAAGATAGATTTAATGTATGTTTAGTTTCATTTATAGGATTTTCATTAGAAGGTTCGTTTTCGTCTGGACCTAAAACATAATATGCTTTTTCTCCCGAACTTAAAAAAGCCCAATTCCAAGGTCTTGACAAATTGTTTGCTTCTGTATTATGCTCGGTGACGATATCGCTAAATCCTTCGTACTCTATCAAAGCCGTTGTCTGTGATGAAAGTGTAGAACCCCCTTCTGCCCATGTCATAATAGAAGTGCCTTTGTTTCCTGAATTAGTAGTTCCTCTAACTGCAAATCCAGTATTTCTCTCAAATTCTCTTTTCGCTCTAGTTTCATCACCAGTTCCATCTAGGAAGCTATCATCTCTACTCAATACTTGAGTCTTATCAGCAGTTTTAAATGTTTCACTATTAAGACCAAATTCGTGACCTTTTATGGTTGATGTGGTGGCGTAGTTAAACAACCATAAATTTCTATTTTCTATTATGTCTATACTGTTCTCATATGTGGTAATTCTATAAGAACCAAATGACGTATCTGCTCTTAGTTTTATGTCGTAGATTCCGCCAATTGAATAAGAGGCTCTAGCTGCATTGGAAGTGCCATGAGCCAAGTCATCACTCAAAGACCATGTATAAGATTCTATAGGGTCTAATGGCGTTGTGCCGTCGTCTGTGCTGTATAGCTCTCCTGAATAAGACCTTCCGGGAAAACCCGTTGTACCTGCCACGAGAGTCCCTACAGGGACTTCTAGATCGATAAAGGTATTAGTTTTCGATCTAATAGTAGGCGGCGTTGCAAAAGGACCACCAGCTTTCGTTCCTAATCTATCGAAAACAGGTGAAGTATCTCCCGAAGACACAATTTGGCTAGATTTTGCTGTGATATCTATTTGTGCTTCATTTGGGGCTTCTACTCTTGCCTCAATCATACTTTTGAATTCGACTGTATCTTCACCGTATTGATTTTTTACATTTAGAGAGACATCGTAAACTCCGGGTCTGTCAAATCTTTTCTTAATTGATCCACCGTCTAAATCTTTTACGATAAAGTTTGGACTTTCTGTTGGTACTACGCTGTAAGCTTCAATAGTAGAATATACAGAAACATTAGATGCAGTTTGATCACCAAAATCCCATATGTATGTTACATCACCTTCACCTAACCTAATAGATTTATCTGTGAATACAACTTCTAAAGGGATGATCCCGATTTTTTTATCAGAAGTAAACCACGCTCTAGGAGTCAGAACCATTTTTCTAAGAAAATTTATTCTACCTTCCAGTGTTGCCCCGCCCGGTACTAAATCGATGGTACCTTTAACTCCTATAAAGTCTTCTATTGCAATAAGAGCATCTTTTAGAATGTTGTGGTGTTCAGCCATAACATTTTGCGTTATATTGGTTATGGTTTTAAATTTAACTACGTCTGTAAAATTAGGCAGCAATTCTAACCCTGTAAAGGATGAATCTGTTTTTCCTGTATAAGTAAAACTCAATGCTCTTTTGTCAATATCGCTATTTTGTTCGGTTAGCGTAATAATACCGGCACTAGGAAAATTAGAGTTATTGCCTTCTATACTGATAGACACATCACCCGGAGAATAATCCTCTAATAAACGAACCCTTAAAGCGTCATGTGTCTCATATAGGTTATCATTGCTATCTATTTGGTTTGGATAATTTGTAACAGTCATGATATTATTATAGAAGTAGGGTTAGATAAAAATACTCTTTTCAAGCTCTGGTTCGAGAATAAAAGTATCAAGGAAGGATTGTATGTTCCACTTTGCGTATATGTGTGAGTAGTAGAATGAACATCTGGATCAATTATGTTTTCATTTGTTCCATCATCAAAAACCCAAAATCGTTGTGTTATTTCTCCATCCGTTTGGTCAATAAAGTGATAAGTGTTTGGATCATCCGCATCTACAGACGCATAAAAAAAAGGGAGTTTTTCTGCGTCATTGATAGTTATATAATTTGATTTTACAGTCACTCCTTGTGAGCCAGTTTCTGTAATTACATTTAGTTTTACTGTATATATACCTTCTGATTGATATGTATGTGTTGGATTTCGTTCAATAGAAGTTGTCCCATCTCCAAAATCCCAAAGATATCTCACTACATTTCCGCTTGATAATTTTTGAAAACTAATTGTTGTTCCACTTGGAGATTTAAGGGGGTAAGCTCTGAACAATGCTTTAGGAGCTAGATGAGTAACTTCTAATTCTTTTAAAATTCCATTTAAAGATGTCGCATCTGGAAAAACATTAATTCCTAAATTGTTTTCTATATTAATTATTGCATCTTTTATGGCATTGTGATGTTCTGCCATTACAGAGTTGGAAACATATATTGTTCCTTCATCATTTTTTTTAGACCAAGTATTTTGTTTAGAACCAGCAAAACCACGCAATAGATTTTTAAAAACCGTTCCTGTTCGAGAACCATAATATATTAATTCATAATTTCCATTTACATTGTTTGATCCTATTCTAATTAATCCTTTTTCTGGAAAAGAAGATGCATCATCTACAATTATAAATTTCGCATTATAAGACAATGCTTGTTTTAATGTTGTTTTAGCATTGTTTTTTGCTTCGTATAATATTTCTTTATCGTCTAATGCTTCTGGATATACTGACAAATCGCCAGTTTCGTATCCAACATCAAGACTTGATATCCTACTCATCTTTATGTTCTTTCAATATTAAACTTCTATTATTTTTAAATAAATTTTTCTGCATGTTTTCCAACAAATCTACAGTTTGATCTTTAATAGGGGTTCCGTCTTTTAATGACAAAACTGTTTTTACTAACTCTGTATCTAGTGTTAATCCAAGTAGACTTCTTAAATTCAATTCTTGTTTTAGTTTTTCATTCCAATATGATGTTTGAGATTCAAAATCATCAAATGGCAACAATTCTTCTTTTGTTATTTCCTTAATAGATTCAAAAGATTGTGCAATGAATTCAGCTTCTTCTTCTACATATTTAATCTTTTTTTCCAAATTGGCCAAATTTTCTTCATTCATTTTAAGTCGTCTATTGGCTTTTCTTATTTTTATTTCTATTTTTTTTGGAGTTTTCAGATCATTTATTCTTTTGCAATTTTCCATGTTCTCTTTTAATTCATCTATTTCTATTTCTAATAGGTCGTTCTCATCATGTCCATTTTCTATTTCGTTTTTTAAAGAATTTATGCTTTCTTTTCTAGATTGCAATTCTCGCACACATCTCCATAGTTTTGATTGAATTGTTGGTTCTTTGCCAATTATGAAATATTTCAATTGAAAATAACTGTGACGGTCTACAACCTCGTTTTTTGTAATTTCTTCTATCTTCTCTAAAAATTTATTTGACATGCAATGCTCCTTTTATGTACAATTCTTACTAAAGTAGTATAAAAAAGGCATTTTATGGGTTATTTAGCAAAAAAAAGATGTTATTTGTCTGCACCAATAGAGTATGCAGAAGGTGTTGATCCTAATTGGCGGAAAAACGTAGTTGACACATTGAGAAATGAATATTCAATTAGCTTGTTTGATCCTTCTGATGATCCCAAACAAAAAAAGACTATAGAAATTACAAAAGCAAAAGAAGAAAAAGATTATGGTAAAATAAAAGAAATTGCCACTTCTTTTGTCCGCAAAGATTTATGCATGGTAGACAGAAGCGATTTTATAATAGCTTATTTACCACACAGAATCCCCACGACTGGTACTCACCATGAGATCATAACTTCTTCTAATGCGAAAAAGCCTACACTTCTCGTTTCTGATGATAAAAGAAATATCCCTGTTTGGTATTATGGATTCATCCCATTAGAATTCATGTTTTCAGGTTGGGAAGAATTGTTTAAATATTTAAATGAAGTGGATTCTGGCTGTAAACAAAAGCATTGTAGATGGTCTTTTGTTTATGATTTAATTTAGCAAATTCTAATGCCTAATATAGCTTTAAATTTACATTTTTGTTCAATGGCCTGATCAGCCCATATCATTTTAGAATAGCATAATGGATTGTTTGAAAACGACCCTATTTTTTTGAACGTATCTTTATGAATCATTAATCCATTCAATGTCGCATTTATGAAATCTGAATTCATATTTTGTATTCTGCCATTTCTATTTTTTTCAAACGCTAGTGGGAACAATATGTCCTTTTCGTTTTCGCAAAACAAAGAATATTTTCTTTTTATACCATAAGGAATAAAGGCACCCGCCACGACAAAGATGTTCCATTCATCATGACCTTTTTCCATTCCTTTATTTATTAAAGAAGTAATAGTTTTACCTCCTACGTAAACAGGACATATGGTTTCCATTTCTTTTAGTTGATCTTTTTTCACGCTATCATCGGTAACTGCAATTATAGATGCGTTCTTAGAGCGATTTTTCATGTGACGGACAGTGCTTTTCAAACAACTAATATTGTGTTCAGGACACAATACAACAAATCCAAAATTTAAATTTTCCATTTTTAATTAAACTAAGCTTTCATCAAAATCAATTTTTATTATATCATTGACGGTAATAGCTCTATTCAAGCTAAATAAACCAGATATAGGCGTTTCAGATGCTATTTTCGTTAACGTCCATGTTCCATCTGGTCCCGTACTATCAGGGACATAAACGGTATCCGTTGTGTGTATACGGGTTCCATTTATGTAAACTCTTAAAGAACCACTTACAAATGCTGTTGCGACAGATGTAGTTTTGTAATCCGTGTAACTAGAAACCATAACAGGATCAATATTATAATGGTGGGAATGAGCAGCAGAAGCAGGAAATGCTAAATGTGCTTTTAATGTTGATGGCGATTCTATTTCCCAACTTACAGTATTAGTTCCTTGAAGTGTTATAGTTTCATCTTCAAACTCTACAGTTTCAGATATGCCAACTACAGTTAAAGCCATTCCAGTTGCTTCACTGGCTATTAATTCTAATTTGTCTCTTTCGTCTTTCTTCATTCTTACAAAAGAAATATCGGTACCCGATATATTTATAACACCATCGGCATGGTGAGCTATGTTGTGAAGAATACTGTTTACGGCTGCTACTTTTAGCGAACCATTGTCAGCAATGGATTGGGACAATCTGTTGTTCAAACTTCCAGAAGTACCAGCAGAAGTTCTAATGTCGTTGGTGTTTTGATTGACAGCTATGTTGATGAGAGACTGTCTTTCAACTATTTTATTTAAAGGTGCATTATCATAACTGTGATGATAAGGATCAAGAGGATTGTAATTAATAGGTGTTATTGTGTCTAGATTAGCTGGCATAAATTAGTCCAATTTTATTAATTCTTTTAAAGTCTTTAAATCATAAAGATCGTAGTTCAAAAACTCTAACCATTCATTTATATCTTTATTTATACTTTCAGATTTAGGTTTTGCCCAATCTAAAGTTTTTTGAAAAGAATTGTTGTAATTGCCTAATACTTCTTCATCTTTTTTAACATTTTTAATGAAATAATAACTCATAAAGCCAGCAGATGGATTGCTTGAATTATTTGATCTGTCACATCTTATTTCTACGTTTTGTTCCTGTTTGTTTGTTGTATGGTTTACAATTCCCCCATATCCCATTGGAACTATTACACGATCAAAATCTTTATCTCGATAAGCAAATTTGTATCTATCAGCATAATGTGTGCATTCCATACTAGGGGAGTTTAGCTTTACAGCAACGCCAATTATGTTTAAAAATTCATTCTTTTTAATATCTCTTTTTGCAAAAACCCCTTTTCCTGCATTTTTTATTTTAGATTTTTTTATATAAAATCTATCATCGTTTTCCTCTACCGTAATCATATTTTTCCTGTTTTAATTGCGTTGATTATGTCAGATATAGTGACTTCTTTTTGCAAAAACTCTGACAAGCTTTCTAACAAATAACTTTTAATATCCCCATGTATGGCTTTTTTAATACATTCATCATTTCCTGCAAACATTACAGCTTCTTCCAAGTCTTTTAATTCAAATTCCCAATCAAATAGAATGTCTTCTATAAAAATTACGTTCTTATTGTCTTTTTTTTTAATTTCGAATTTCATTATAAAACAAATCTGTTTTTATACATTTTCATATATTAAACAAAAGTCAATCTCCATGAAAACGTCAATTGCATTGCACTTGTTTTATTGACATCTGCAAAAGTGGTCATGCTATACAAATCTCCATTACTCATTTGCAAAGCTATTTCGTTTAACGTTGTATTTGCTTCTGTAAACGTTAAAACCGTATTGAACACAACTTGATTTAAGCTTGTTCCATCAATGGTCGCACTAACAGGTTTATTCGCAGCAGGTGAGCCAGAAAACAATCCTGTTCTATTGGAATTCACGTATTTGGGCGATCCACTGTCTGTTCCATTACTACCGAATAACATCCTGCTGATGTAGAAATCAAAATCGTTTCCTATTTCATTAGCTAAAATAGAAGCAAAAGCGTTTCTACCTGTATTTAAAACAGTGTTTTTGAAACATATTTTTTCTTGTTTGCGACCATCGTTATAGTCTATTTTTATTTCAACATCGCCGATTAATTTAATTGATTCTTTTTTTTCCATATTATTCTTCTGCCCATTCTACTTTTATTTGAATTGATTCTTCTATTTTAAGAGTATCTTCTTGTTCATTTTTGTTATTTAAAGCTGAAATTGATAACATTGACATCCCGCTACTGTTTTCAGTACTTATTTGAAACACTTCTGGTCCACGTCTATCCATGAATGTAAAATCATTACCGGGAACATTTGGGTTTGTTCTTTCAGGAATGCTTAACGCTTGTTTAACATATTTGTCTATACTCCAAGTTATTGACGATGTGCCACTAGAAACTCCCCAATCTATATGTGGCCCTTCTAAAACAATTATACTACCATCTATTGATACTATTTTATAATTGTTTCCACTAATTACAAAAAGAAAGTTTTCCTTGAATAGATTGTTTTCAATTGGCGTAGCTGGCGGGTTTGTACCATTTTGTATATTTAAAGTGGTTTCCAAATCAGCCACGTCAGAACTTACATCTATAGACAAACCTTTATAATTAAAAAATCCAGATTCGTTATTGGCAAGCCTTCTGTAAAGAGTGCTTGATTGTCCAGTGGCAGCACCAGAGGTATAGTCATTTATATAAAAAGATTTTGTATCAGATTCCACAAAGCCATTTACCTTATATTGCGTGCCACCATATTCCAAATAATCATCGTCTTTGATAATGTTTTTGACATCAATTGAACTAAAATCACCACCGCTTAAAAGATCACCATGTAGTGTCACATTTGCTGTCAAAGTTACTTTGCCTCTGCGAGTCACGTCTAAACTTCCAGTGGCAACAGGATCGAAATGGTCGTCGCCGCTGGCGTTTTTTATTGTATATGTAATATCTGACGTATCACTTGTTGCAGAAACACTATCTAAAAGAAGACTTCCGTTTGGCAAAACTTGTAATATGTCATAATTTCCTGCTATGCCAATAGGAGATGTTATGTCTACCGTCCATACATTTCCTGAATAACTAGTATTGTCTATATCCCATTGTGTTTTAATACTCACATTACCAAATTGGACATTAGAATCGCTAAATTCATAAATGTCTTTTTGAGCAAATGTAGTACCACTGCTAATGTCCATTATCTCTCTAGACAATCTGAATAAAAATTGGGCTTGATTTAAAGAAGGAGATTCGGAAGGCAAGGTTCCTGCAACGTCAGCAATGTTTCTGTTGAAATTATTTATTTGGAAGGTATCTCCAGAATAACTTGGCGTCCCGCTATGTGAAGTTATTTCTAAATGTGTCAAAGAGGAACTAGAAGGAAGTCCTATTTTGTCCAGCATTAAATTTGGAGCATAAAAAGCTATTTTGCTGTTCGATCCTTCACCACTGTTTCCGTTTTGCACGCTTGTAGTTTTTTCCGCCAACTCACTTCTATTATATTGAGAAGTCGATGTCATTGTTCGACTGAATATGGTTTGTGGTGGGTCTACCACCACTTCTTCTTCAAAATTGTATTGTGCTATAACTGTAATTTCTTCTGATGGTGGCACAATATATTCAGAAACACCACCAGTAAAATTCATAGTATGCAGAACAGCGTGAAAAGGAGTGAATTCATTGATGACTTCTTGAGCCTCTACAATTCTATCATTTGACAAACCTTCTATTTCCAAATCCACATTAAACATTCCTGACAAGCAAGCCGAACATGAATCAACAAAGTTTTTATCTATATCGCAAGGCAAGGTGGAATCTCTGGTACTTCCATTGTATTCTTCCATGTTGTATATGTTTTCACTATAAGGGAATTCAGTTCTAATTTTTCCATAAACAATATCTTTTGAAAAAGGGTGTCTATCAGGAATGATCAAATCAAAAAAGGTATCGTCTTCTGCAATCACTCTAATGTTCCAATTTTTAATTGGATATTCTTGACTTCTTTCATCTCTTAGGTCCATTAACGGCAAGCTTCTAACATAGTTTTCTAAAGTTTGGGCTGCTGTTGAAGGCACTGTAGCTTTTTGATATACAACTCTAAATGAGTATCCTTCTTCCATCACAATAGGGGAAACTGATAATTCTCCACCTACCCATGTTACTGTAGAAGACGTAAAAGTTAAATAGTCCGTTGGCGTACTTATTTCAATCCAATCATCATCATTTTCTTCTCTATAATAAAGTTCTATGTTGTCTTCGTCTATAGGTAAAACAACGGTTTTTTCCAAATCAAAAGTTAATGATGTAGAATCGGTTATATCGAATAATTCTTGATGAGTGTACGAAGAAGAAATTTGCCACAGATTGGTAAATTTTAATAGCGTGATTCCAGATTGCGACAATGCTTCTGTAAGTCCGTTTAAAGTTCCCTTCTTTTTGAATAAAGGAACTGCTTGCTTGATTTGTCGTCTCCACAATGTGGGATCATTCGATTTTAATTTGACGTTGAACATATTGCTCAAAAGTCTTAGAAAACTTTCATTAACAACGTTAGCGTCTAGTAAATCTATAATTTGATTAACTAAATCTTCTAAAAAAGTAAAGCTTTGTGCTATAGAATTATTCAACCCTTGTAATACTTCAGGAGATAAATCATTTTCTGTTATTTTTCTTTTAAAAGTATCTGGCAAATATCTTTCTAAAAGAATAGAATATTTTTCTTCGTTAGTATAATGTGTTGGAATACTGGTCGTTAATGCTGTGTTCCCTAAAAGCAAAAATTGTTTATAGCTCGTTAGAGTGTCGCTGGCTATCGTAGGCTTCCACTTCCATTCAACAAAGTAATCACCTTCTCTTTGATTGTGGGGACTCCATAGTGCTTCAAATCTTCCATAAACAGTATTGCCATCTGAATCTTCTGTCACATGTTCGATTAAAGATTCGCTTTCGTTAGTCGAGAGCCATGCAGGCACATCATCTGTTCCATAAACAGCCACTGCTTTTGCTTCTTTGAAAAACATGGTGTCTTGATAAATTGAATTTGTTATTTCATTCTGTATTCTTGCTACTGTTGCCAAATTAGCTTCGGTAGGACTATCGCATGCAACTTCTTTAGCCAATTCTAATTCGGAAATTAATGTAGGTTTTATTATTTCTTTTTCAAATTCATTTGTGTTATTACTGGAAAAGTCTCTTTGCACAAAATATACAACTACGCTTTCCACTTCATAAGGATCAGCATTAAAACATTCGAATTCTTCTTCGGTGCTAATTATAGCAGAAGTAGGTGTGATTATGTCTATAATCACATCGTCTGCTATTGTAGGTTTTTCGTTTAATCTTTTAGACATAAATAAATGATATGTTAATATCGTCCGATCTTATTATTTGATAAAAATTTGTTGTAACAAGCGAACCTGAATTATCTGCATCACTTGTTACAAAATTAACATCATAACTTTTAACTTCTTTAATATCAGATAGTTCCTTTATCAAATCCGATTCTTTAAGATTTTCATCATAATCCCATTTGTTTAAATTGAAAAAAGAATTTACTTTATTTAAAATAGTGGTTCTCAATTCAGTTTCAAATTTTTTAAATATCCTATCTAATGTTATATCTATTGACACATCAACTACCAATACTTCTCCATTTTTTATACAAACAAAATCCGTCAACATTTTCTTTTCATTTAAAGCATCGTTTAAATCTACTTTTAATGCATTTGATGCTTCAACGAGTCCATTTGACCCTTCTTTAGCCAATATGTATAAATCAATAATATTTCCTGAACATCCATGATTTCTTAGTATTGCACTGGATTTACCAATGGAACCATGATATGGAGAAGCAAATCCATCTGTGAATATTTTGTAATCATCACCTGAAACTACTCTATTTTGAGTTCTCGTCCATCTTGGAAGTTTTCTTCTTATGTCTTCAATGTTGTCGCCGTTGTATCCAAACTCTCCTTTTGTATAATTTCTCAAACTAACAGGTACAGTGAATTGCAATCCGGGAACAAAAATTTGTGTTTGTGTTTCCAAAAAACCTGTTACTATATTTCCAGCAGTTCCACCACCTACTCTATAGGTGATTTCTATTGCCGATCCTGCGGATGGGATAATACCAGTTTGATTGTTGCCAAACATGACGAAAGCTTGGTAATCAGAATCGAATTCTACTCTAAATTCCCTTCTTGGATTTGAATCTGTAAAGTAATCTACTTTTTCCCAATTGACTCCGTTTACTCTAACTCTAACAGAGTCGTAAATTACAGGAGAATTGGTTAAAGTAATGCTTTGAGAAGGACTGCCCGTTCCTACTGCGTTTTGTGTATTAGTTACACCTTCCAATCCAATGATGTTTTGATTAGAAGTTGCACCACTAGGTAAAATAATATCTTCGTCCAAAAGGGGAACATCATTAGAATCAGCAGGAAACAACTCTATTGCAGTTGTAATACCTTCTGAAACCAAGGTTACAGAAAATCCACCCGGTATGACTAAATCAGTATTCAACGGGTTGTTAATAGAAGCAGACCAAAAAGACCTAGCGGCTATTGGGGGTTGCGGGGTGAAACCTACTAATTTAGATAGCCTAAAAGCATTTTCTACTTCTGTAACTGTATCAATATACAACTCGTTGGTAACTTGATCTATTTTGAAAGACAAAGTGTCTGCAACAAAGGCAACGTTTTCTATAAGCATTATTGCTATGGAAGATTCTACTAAATCATTAAAAGTATTTGGAAGTTCAGTTCCTTCTTCACCAAATCTTTCATTGATAAAATCAACCAGCCTAGTTTTCATAGACCAAAAATTTTGATTGGTATAGTTTAAATTGACTATATCTGGAGGTTTTATAAGTCCAGATTGATCGTAAGGTGTAATTTCTATTGGGCCTTCGGCCATCGTTTATCCTCCAGATAATGGTAATTGTAATCTAAGTTCTTGAATGTCTTGTATGTTTTCTCTATCGAAAAAATTTATTTTTATAATTAACGTCCCATCTCTTTCAGACAAATCGTCATTTGCATTCAAATCGTTTCTGTCCATATTATCTAATTGAGTAACTACTTCTATATTTTCTACTGTTATTCTAGGCTCCCATATAGATATAGAATTAATTATCATTTCTCTAGCTTGTCCCGCTAAAGTGGTGTCGTTTGGATTAAAAATCAAACTGTTTAATGGAGTACCAAAATCGGGCATCATTACCCTTTCCCCCGGATTGGTCAATAACAAAATCAACAAATCTGACTTTACTTGATCTGCTCCTTTTTGTGTTCTTAAAAGACCTCTAGGGTTATATGTTATTGGATATGGAACGCCTAAAAATTTCATTGATCTCCATTAGTGTGAAAAGGTGTAAGCATGAAAATAGAAACACATTGTGCGTCAGGTGATGCGGATGCAAAAACCCTATCACTTATAGTTACTCCCTTTGGCCCCAAAATTAAAACTGGACCTATGCCTGGACCCATTTCGTCTGACCCATGCTGCCGCACATCTTTGCCAGCCATTAAAAGAATTAGGGAGTCTGCCAAAAACGCATGTACATCTGCTTTGTTAAAATAAAATTCTTTTGTGGACACAATATTGTTGTCACTAACAACTTCTATTTTGTTACCCGGATTTTTTTCTTCATCCCCAACTATTGTTATGTGTGTGTCATAGGTTGACACTATGTAATCTCCACCTGCTTTTACAAAAAATTGCCCCGGTCCTTCTGCTTTTTCTTGCATTCTTAACATGTGAGGACCACGTTCTTTATTGTCTTTTTGTGGTGAAAAAAGTTGTATGAATTGATTTTGTGTTTCCTCTTGGCTTTCAGAATCTTTCATTAAAAATTCTAAACCATATCCCGTTCTCATTTTTATGAATCCTTTTTTAGCTTTAGGAACAGGTATGCCACCTTCCCTTCTAACACTGGTTTGCTCATTTTCCGCATCTATCATTTCAAAAGAATGAGTGCTGGATGTTTCCATAGTTATTCCACGTTTTTCACCAGCTATGTCACCCGCCACAGTGTGGTCGTTCAACTCTATTCTATTTCCAGTAGGAGTAAGTAATTTGATATAGTTTTCATCACTTCTTACTTCTGCCGGTTCTTCTTTGTCATTTAATTCTATTTTATGACCTGTAGCAGAAGTCCAAGAGCTTTTCCCTACAAATTTATTGTTGCATCCAAAATCAAATGGTTTAGTGCTGCGTTCCCATTGCGGTGCCCCTTTGGGTTCTTCCACAGAATCGTCCATCACAAAACTATGACCAGATATTGATAAAAATTGAATGCCAGATTGCGGCAAATCTATTTTGTTATTTTGAGGCGTGCGAGGGCCAGTTATTATTCTTCCTTCATTAGCATGCTTGAAATATTTGTTAGAAGCATTTTTTGTTATGCTAGAGTTGCTAGTTTCACCTTCGCAATTTGTATTTTCTTCACATTCATCAGTAGGTGTACCATCTGTTAAAGTTGGATGTCCCCAAGATGCATTTTTGTGCAAATGGTCGTCTTTAAAAATCATATGGTTCCCACAACCAGAAATAATTTCTAATCTTTTATTTTTAAAGTTGCAATGATACTCGCCATCTACAAGTTTAACCGTATGCTTTTGAACGGTTTTCAACCCACTAATGTTGGGGATAGATATCCTTTCTTGTGCATTGGGTCTTTCTTCAAAGTCTGATGTGGAATTTGCATCTATACTATTATAACTTTCGGTGTTCCAAGGCGGAAGTACTTGGGATTCGTTATTAGGTCCGACCAAATACCCTTTTCTATGCCCTTGATGCAATTTGTAATATTCTTCTATGTTAAAATTCCAATTGTGGCCTTGCCCATTTTCAGTACTTCCTCTGTTTCTATGCCATATGGTTCCAAGATAATAAGGAGCTTGTCTATTGCCGTTTTCAAAAAGTATAGCAATAGTAGAACCTGCTGGTGGTACGCTAACACCACCAGAATCATCAAATCCACCAAAGAAAGAAACTGGATTGGCGAATGGCAAACGATCAATGGGCGTGTTAGGCTTATGAAACATAGGACTGAAAAACCTGACTCTACCTTGTATTAAAGGATCGACTGTTTCAACACACAATGCAGTAAACAAACCGAAAAACTGCTCGGATTGTGGCTGTATTTTCCATCGTTTGTTTATTTCACTTTTAACATAATTGGGTATATTGTAGTCCCCTTGAGTAATCGTATTCTCAAGTGCAGACAATTTTTCTTTTAATTGTTGTATTTCGTCAGAAAGAGCCATTTTATCCTTTAGCAAACATTTTCGGGGAAGTAGTTTCCCATCCCTTGATCAGATGACAAATCTATACCGGGAACTGGAAGGAACACCTTTAAAGTAGTAGTGTAAGAACCTTCTTTGATTTGGTGATTGACACCAGTTATCATCCAAGTACAATTAGTTAAAACTTTTTGGCATAATGGGACTGCTAACCACTCTTTAGTATCTCCATCTCCTTTTCTAATATGGAAAGGATTTATAACTATGATAGATGCTGTGCGTCCTACTAATAATCTAACATCTGTCAATAATGGTTGTGGGTTCCCCATTATTGTCAATTCTGCTTCTATTGCCTGTAATCCTTCGGCGTATACAGAACCCGCTTTTGAATGAGCCTCAGAAGCTATTGCAGATTCAGCAGCGGCTTTATCAGTTCCATATTTATTCACGGCCATTTCGTTTACCGCTGTGCTTGTCAAAACACCTACACTATTGTTTTGCACATTACAATTTTCTGGCGATGTTAAAGTTTCTCCCGAATAAGTTCCAGACGTACCACCACCTGCCGAAAGCTTTCCAAATGCAGCAGCCCAATTTATAGTTGTTGTAAACTTCAATACATTGCTACATTGTCCGCCATTTACAATAAACGTACCAATGCTTCTACTAGGAGAAGGAGTTTCGTTGCATTTTGGCATGAAATCTTCCCATAAAATTAATGTAGGTACAGATTCTGTCCCCGACCATGTTGCTACTATTCCTTTGCCGCCATTTACAGTAAAGCTAGTCACCCATTCAGTTATTGTAGATAATTTGTTTTGCCCATCGGATGGCCAAGAAGACACTACGCCACCGTTATCGAAGTCCCATTCATCAGCAGAATTAACACTAATTCCATTGTCATTAAATTTTCTAAATTCAACATTAAAACTAGGTTCACTTCTTAATCCTAAATGTCTTATGGCTTCTTTAAGTTCCATGCTGGCTATAGGTTCTAACTCTCTTGTATTAAAAACCATTTGCATTGGATCAGGTGCAGTTAGTATATATTTCACTAATCCACCTTCAAAATTAACTTGAAGGTCTAAGGGTATAGCATAAATTGCAGCAGAGATTTCAGGCGGTCCTTGATTTCCAAAACAATCTGATGTAGTCCATCCGAAACGTATTCTCATGCTATAATCTGTTCTTGCATTTTCTACACATTTTGCCAATTTGTCTACAAACAACTCAAATGCACCACCTTGTTCATCAACTATTTCAAGTTTTATGATTTGTCCATTAGACATGCCATATTCGAAATTTATTATTCCTGCACTGTGACCAAAAGAGGGCGCAGACTCATTTCCCACGCTTATTGTCACATTGTTGAAATCATTTGAATCAAGAAAGTCTACTGCAACCCAAGGAGCAATACTTTCATATCTTCTTGATTCGAACTTGACTCTGTTAACGTCGCTATTGTTGCTGCCACAATCTATTTCGTTGCATACTAAACAATTAATTGCCATAAAACACCATTAAAATATATTTGCAGGAATTCTAATATTTATTCCTGCTTTGAAATCAAAAATATCAAATATTTTATTGACCTCCATTATTTTCCACCAAAAATCAGGAACGCCATATATTTTGCTTGAAAGTAAATCTGGTCTATATTCCATATTATTAGGGATCACTGTAAATCTATCTGATGATGAAGGGAGTGTTTGCCTTTTATATGTTTTAAAAGTAAGTTTGTTTTGAGAGCCATAGTAAATAACATCTGAATTGGCGTATCTACTGGTGCTTTCTACAAATCTCGTTGCTCTTATATTTGTTTCGACTATTTTATTAGCCATAATTTAAACCCCAAATTTTATTATTCTTTCTTGTCCGGGCAATCCGTTCCCATCGCTGTTGTCTGATTTATACACCACATCCCAAGAAGTTTCTACATCGAATTTGTAAGGGGTGTAAAAACTCGTATCCCAAGCTACGTCTGTGGGAAACTTTACGCTGTAGCTTTTAAGAACACAACACAAATCAGGTGATTGTTCTACAGAGCTAGATGCGTTTGTACTACTTAAATTAGTAGTATCTCCAGATAATAAAATTCCGCATTTTAATCTACAAATAACAGGCGGTCTATAAGGCTCATTTCCTGAATTTTGTCTTGGATACAAAGCACTTTGTATTATTCTCAAATCCCTAATATTAGTTATTCTGTCCGCTTCATTTAAAACATAAAAATGTATGCCCATTGATATGGTTCTATTTTCAGAATAAGCATAAGTTTTTAAAGGACTGCCACGACCTATGATTCCTTCATCATTATATTTTGCGCTTTTACTATCAGATATATCTGGAAGTGCTTTTATTAATATTTTGTGTTGTCCTTGATTTGGCGTTGGGACAATTATGTAACAGTTAGCTATTGTTATAACTTGACCGCCGTTTATTGTAGCTAAATTAGGCACCGACTGAGGCATAAACCTTACTCCCTTTTATGTAAAATAGAAAAACGCTGATACTTTTATATATGGTGGTGATTATTATTTAAATGCCAACATTGATTACGCCACGGTTGCTACTGTTTGCATTTCCTCCAAATTGCCATGCTCCATAACTTTTTGAACTTGGGGCATTACTTTTGCTTCTAGTAGATGGTGCCCCTTTACTTTCGCTAGTAATAGAACCAGAAGGTCTGAGCAAATTGATAATTTCCACATTGTCTTCATGTAATTGGGACAGCAATCTGGTCTGTTCATTTGTTGCTTTTGCAATAGCCATCATATCTTTACTTGAATTCCCCACTCCAGCTTTAGTGCTAGCATGTTTGGTATGCATTCTTTCGTAAGCATCTGTTAATGGGGCTGCTTGAACCTTAGAAGGATGTTTAACAGCAGTTGCTTTAGGTTTATCATCATACATGCTTTCTTTTGGAATTATTCTAACGTGTTCGTCGTTATGATAAGCCATAGGTTCATTTATTTTACTCATGGAAGATAATCCATTCGCAGAAGAAACTTCTATATTTTCAACATTTATTTTTCTTTTGTCTGATTTGTTCCCAAAAGTGAGGTTGCTAGCTTTATTTATTATTTTTTCGTTTAAACTTGTTTCTTTTAATTGCATCGCTAGTTTTTTATGATGTGTCATAGGACCATCTGTGAAATCCTGTGTTTTTTGCGGACTAGCCATACTTACATTACTTGCTGCCAAATACGCTTGATACTCTGGCGTTGATTGTATTTTTTTGATTTCCGACTGTATGTCTGGTTTGGCCCCCATAGCAGCCATCATTATCTGGTCTTTATTAGAAATATTTCCAATAGAGGTTGTTTTGTCAGTGCCGTATTTGGAAACACCATTATTCGCATTTCCTATAGAGATGTCATTAATCTGTTTGCCGAGGATATCAATCATTTCTATAACTTGAGTGGTGTTTTTAACATCTACTCCCATGTTAGAAACTTTTTTGACTTCTAGTTTAGATATTTTTTCGAAAAAGGAATTCATCCCTTTTACAACACCCTCTATGTTTTCGGGAGTCGATGCTTTAACTTGTGCAAAAACGCTATCCATTCTAATGAATACTTTTGTCAAGTTATCCATTATCCCAATTAACAAATCCAAACTTTTAACAGCGGAAGTCAATTCATTTATTTTAGCAATATTTCCAATTGGCTTAATTATTCCTTCTCTTATGAATAAAGAAACATTATCGAAGTATTTGCCGAAAGTTTTAGTGGATTCTAAAGATTTTTCTATAGGAGAGTCTTTGAACATTCCGCCGTTCACTAAAGGAGTTAACTTCAAATTAAGCAATTTGATAAATGGAGCAACTTTACCTATCATGCTCCCCATTTGATTTATTTTTTCGTTCATTTCAGATAAAACACTAGAGTTTGGCAAATGGTTGTTTATTGGATTGATTATGCCTTTTTTGATCAATTCTGAAATGCTTACAAAATATCTTGTGAATATTTTAGCACTATTGTATACGTCTTTAATTTCAAACCCACCCCAAAAACCTATGTCAACCAATGGCGAAATTTTGTCTTTTAAAGTTTTTATTAAGCTAGAAACAGACGATATGACAACAGACATACCTGATATTCTCTGTCTGCTGTTGATTAAATCTCCTATTGTTGGGAAGTATAGTTTGATAGGTTTTATAATCCCTTTATTTAACAATTGAGAGATGCCTGTAAAGTAAGCAGCATACATAAAAGTGTTTTTTGCTATAGTTGCTGGTGATGTTCCAACTTTACTATCTAAAATAGAAGATAATGATAAATTAAACAATCCTAAAAATTTGTAAAGACTATCCACTACTAAAGTCATAGAATTAAGCTTTAAAACTGCACTTTCTGCATCTTTTACAGAAGTGAAGCTATTGTTTATAGGATACACTATTCCCCATTGAATAAGATCGGATATAGCAAAAAATTTAGCTTGGAATTCATCTCTTTTTCTAACCAACAAATCTACAGGGGCTTTTCCGTATTCACTAACTAGCAACGGAGCCAAGTCAACAACTAGTCCTTGTAGAACAGATGGAATGGCTTTAATTATTTGCGACATTGCACGAACCGATCTGGCTGTGCTGGTTAGCTCTTGACTGTTGCCGAACATTGAGTTAATTGGTTCTACTATTCCTACCTTTAAAAATTTAGATATAGCATTGAAATTCCTTTTGAATTCATCTTTGCTTTTCAATATTTTTTCGGCTGGTATGCCATTTCTCCAAATGGAATCAGACACCACTAAAGGCATAAGATTTTCTGTAAGTCCAATAAGAACTTCTGGAATGTTCCTTATTATTTGCGACATGGCTTTTATTGATCTAGCAGTTGATGTTAGTTCTTGACTATTGCCATACATTGAATTAATTGGTTCTACTATTCCTACTTTTAAGAATTTAGATATAGCAGAGAATTTGATTTGGAATTCATCCTTTTTACTCAAAATCAAATTTGATGGAATTTTTGAAATTCCATTTTCTACTATTAATGGCATAAGGTCATCTACAAGTCCCAAAATTACACTTGGAATATTTTGAATCAATTGTGACATAGATTTAACAGCAACTGTGGTTTTTCTCAAATCGCCAGATTCACCAAACATCTCTGCAACTGGATGAACAATCCCCCACTGTAAGAAATCTGATATAGCAAAGAATTTTCTTTGGAATTCGTCTTTCTTTGCCAAAATGAGATTTGCAGGTATTTTGTTAATTTTATTATTTACTACCAAAGGCATGAGATTGTTTGCCAACCCATTAAGCACATCGGGAATAGAATATATTAAATTAGCCATAGCAGAAACGGATTTTGTTGTATTTTTTAGGTTATTGGATTCTCCAAACATGGCATTAATAGGATTTACTATCCCATGTCTCAAGAAAACAGCTATAGCTGCAAACCTCATAGCAAATATATCTTTGCTATTGGTAATCAAATCAACAGGCACATCTTTTAATTTGTTGTCTAATGCAGGGACAAGTCTTTTACCTAATACATTTAACATGTCTGCTGAATATGTTATCACATTAGACATTTCTCCAACTGATTTTGATGTTTTATAAAGATTTTTTGCATCTCCAAAGTTTTTAGCAATAGGTTCTACAATGCCAAATTTCAAAAATTCAGCAATGGCATAAAATTGTTTTCTCATAATGTCTTTATGATCAATTATTTTTTTAGCATTAGATTTTGTAAACCATCCATTTTCAAAATACGGCAATAGTTCTTGGTTTATGGCAACTAGAGAAACACCTGCAGATGCAACAACTTTTGACATAGCTTCTGCTGATGATGCTACTTTTGATAAATCTTTAGCATAGCCAAACTTAGATTTTATTGGGTTTATTATGCCTTCTCTTATAAAAGTAGAAATGGCTGTAAACTGTACTTTCATTTTGTCTTTTTGTTCTAAAAGCTTGGTGGAATATGATTTTCTATACCATTTTTCTTCAAAATAAGGCTCTATTTTCTCTGATAGTGTCCCTAAAACCACACCTGTTGACTCTAAAACATGACCCATAGATGTAACAGAAGATGCCACCTTATTCAGTTCTTTAGAAGAATCGAAATTGTTTTGAACTGGTTCTACTATTCCTTTTCTTATAAATTGTGCTATAGATGCAAATTGTGTCTTTATAGTTGCTTTTGTTTCCAATAACCTAACGGAATCAGATTTGCCACCAAAGAATCCTTTTTCAAAATATGGTTGGACAACATCAGAAAGTATTTCTAACATTGGTCCAACTTCTTTAAGTATTATTCCAGCAGATCGTATTGATCTTGTTACGTTTTGAAATTCTTTACCAAAATTAGACAAATAGTATTGTACAGGAGTGATTATTCCCTCTCGTATAAATCTAGCAACACTTTTAAATTGAGTTTGAAACGCAGGAATGTTTTCAACAAGTTTAGTGAGTGGCGAAGCCCCGCCAAACCAAGATTTTCCAGATATTTTATTGACTGTTCCTGTGATCGTATCCATCATACCCATGATAGAATCAAGAATGGTTTTCACATTAGCCATCCCTTGAGCCATTTCTTTAGTACTTTCTGGATTAGCGTTCTTGCTTATATCTGAACCTACTTTAGTTATTGATTTGACAAAATCTGTTATAGGGGCCGACATAATGTTAAAGGCAAAAACTCCTGCATACATGGCCGCACTAACTAATCCAGAAAACAATGACAATCCGCCTAGAATCGTTAGTTTTGGGACCATTGATATGATTTGATTGGATATATTATTGGAAGCCTCTAGGATCGTATTCAATCCTTTGACTATATTTAGAGATTCTTTTATACCTTTGTCAGCAGTAATTTCTTGATTCAATCTCATTATACTTTTGACTAAATATTCAATTGGCTTAGACAGTACGTTTAAACCAACTACGCCTAACATCATTAAACCTGATGCAACAAATGCGGCACTTGACATGACACCTATCAAAGACATTTTAGGGACCATAGAAACTATTTTTCTTGAAATGTCAAATGCGGAATTTAGAATGGAATCTAGTCCATTACTTATTTCTTTTGCTTTTCCGGGGTCCATTATAGAAACAATCCTCTCACCAAATACCATCATGGATTTAGCGAAAAGCATGGTTGGTGCAGCTAGTAGAGACATGCCTATAGCTCCAGCCGTCATCAAAACAGCCATTGCAGGTGCAGCAAGTGACATCAAACCTAAAGCGCTTAAAGATGCACTTAATTTTAGAACACTCACTGCAATGCTAACACCTGATCCTATAATATCTGATACTGCTGAAGTTGTCTTTTTAGCTACTTCACTGTTTATTCCTACTGATTCCATAATGTCTTTAGACATGTCAATTATGCTAGATGCGAATGCAACCATAGCAGGAGTGAACAAGTAGAGAGCGACAGCACCAGCAGACATCAAGCTGGCCGTTAGTGGGGCCACTATTGCTAAAGCTCCTAAACTAGAAAGATAAATAGCACCTTTCAAAATTGAACCCGCTATTTCATTTGAAGCTTTTAATAAACCAGTTACTCCGGTTGATGTTTTATCAATAGAAGCCATGTCCATATTTAAACTTGACATGGTGTCTTGGGACATATTAACTATAGCAGCAGAAAGCCTAGTAATTGCTGGTGTTAAAACATACAACCCAACAGCACCAGCAATCATAAAAGAAGCCATAAGAGGGGCTGCTATGGCCATAATTCCTAAAGCTGATAATCCAGCAGCACTTTTTAGAACACCCCAAGCTATGCTCCCTGCACTGCTAATTAATTTGTTTATTTTTTCTGCCACCATAGGTGCATATTCTATTTCTTTGGAAAAAGATTTCATAACTTTTTCGGAAATATTAATTAATCCAGAAGAAAGGGCAATAATAGCTGGAGTCAACATAGTTAAAGCGCTCGCCCCTGCCATCATTGACAAACCAATAACTGGACCTAGTAGTGACAAAACTCCAAGGCTTGCTAATGCCGCACTTGCAGCAACTACACCTAAAGCAATTTTCCCTGCTGACATTATTAAGCTGCCAAACTTACTAGCTGTCTCTGCCGCTGCTTCAGGATTAATATTCATCATCGACATTACTTTCGAAGTTAATCCTATCACGCCTGATG